TGAGAAATTAGGCAGACCACTATTATGTGCTACCAAGACATTTGGTTGTCAGATGGTACTGGCAACACCGAATCTGTAAGAACATAAAGAAAGCCCCGGAAACGTTAATTTCTAGGGCTTTTTGCTATTTATAGAGTAGCTTGTGCGTGAGTCCGTTTTTGAATACTATTTCAGTGATGCGCTTATCCATTACGGTTATGTGGTCGAGCACTGAGTTGAAAAGATTTTTAATGGAATCCTCGTCTGCGATCGCAAGCTCTTTGTAATTTATTATTTCATCTTTGTTCAGTTCGTGCATGAGCAAATACTGCGATGCAGTTTTAATGAACTCTACTTGATTCACATTTACGGAAATTGATTCTGTTTCCATTCCCTTTATTTCATTTTCAATCTTCACTCGGTCAATCTCCAACGCTGATTTCATTTCGAGAAATTCCTTCTCGTCAAGTCCGTCATCATCAAATAAAAATGCTTTCTTGAGTCGCTCAATAGCTCTTTCTGTTTTTTCAAGTTTCACCTGTAGTTCGGTTAGCTTTTGTTTGTTCTCTGATTTATCTTCTTGGCTGACTGTGTTTGCCGACCATAGTTGAGTTCCTGTCTTTCCGTACAGCAAATCTAATGTGGCTTGCAAGCTATCTTCTGAAATTCCAGCAACATCTGAAAAGCTAATTCGTTTTAGAATTACTTGCTCAAGTTCTTTTGTTGTCTTGATCTGTTTTTTGTGTTTGGAAACATCAACCATAGCTGCTATGTAATTTATCATTATTGGAGCTATTATTACATCACTGATATTTTGGTTGTCGCAAGTTCCTTTTCGTGATTTCTTTCCACACGCATAAGATGATGGTCGGAATCCACTTCCTTGTCTACAGTCCTTGCTTCTAACATTGTATCGTTCTCCGCACTTTCCGCAAAAGATTAAACCAGTGAATACATTGCAACGCTTGTTCATGATTATCTGTCCGCTTGAGTTCATCTTAAATCCACGTCCGTCCATGAGCTTATTTGCCTTTTCCCAGTCGTTTATAGATACAAGTGGTTCAAATACACCTTTGATGTAAATAACTTCTTCCTGTGGCTTTTTACGACCTCTAGCGGACTCTCTGTAATTGTATCTGTAATCACCTTTGTTCATTGGGTTGCGAATCACATCGGCAATTGTCTTTGAGGTCCATTCGCCACCACGCTTAGTCGGAATCTTGTTTGCGTTATAGCTTTTCGCTATAGATACGCTTGAGCCACCATTGAGATAATCTGCGTACATCTGTTTCACATACTTTGCTTCAACCTTTGAATGCACTGGACATTTCTTTTCATCATCCCAATCCCAACCATATGGCACTCTAGCTCCGTTCCACAATCCACTCTGTGCTCTGCCTATCATTACATCTGTGACGCGCTCTGACGTGAGCTTACGCTCCATTTCTGCAAACACTAGTACAATTTTAAGCATAGCCTCTCCCATTGCGCTAGAGGTATCAAATTGTTCGTTCAGTGAGATGAACGCAACTCTGTGGTATTTAAACTCATTGTACATGATTGAAAAGTCGATAAGGTTTCTCGAAATACGGTCAATCTTGTAAACAACAACATGAGATACTTGCCCGGCTTTTACCTTATCCATCATTCGCTCAAAGGCTGGTCGTTTGGTATTCTTTCCTGACTTTCCAGCATCTTCAAATATCTCGATACGGTTTTTGTCTATGTGCAGAACGTGTTCACAATATGCTTTCAACTCTTTCTTCTGAAATGGGAGAGAGTCTTTATCAACTTGATATCCAGTAGATACACGAACGTATAATGCTACAATTCTATTATCTTCTTTCATTGTACCACCTTCCTTAAAAATGAGTATAAAAATAACAGCTAGCAGAGAACGGACGTTCTGCTTGCGATAGCTGTCCGAAGATGATACAATATTACCGACCAAAGTATAGTGTATATCTTCGGATGTACCTTAAAGACCGTTCCTGTTGGCGCAGGGGCGGTTTTTATTTTACGTGTATTTGTGCAATGCGATATATACTTATTGAGCTAAATCGAAGACGAATGGTGAGAAATCAAGTTCCCAATCATCACTTGAACCCTCGATATATAATTGAAATTCTGCTGGGTCCATAGCACCAAATGTTATTACTCCTGATGTTGACACTCCAGGTATGATATCGGATGAAGGCTCTTGGTATTCCTCATAGTAGTTTCCATATGTCTGATCTATCTGTTGTCCATTCAGAATTATTTTTGCAGAAGAGAACCACAAATTCATTGTCGCAGATGAATTGTTTGTAGCTGTCACGTATAATCTTGTTTCATCTTTTGCGAACTCAACCTTTGTAACATCTACTGTCACTCCATTTTGTTCAATCGCTTTATCTGTGAACTCCCATGTTGTGTCAGCCTTACCGAAAGAATCAATGTATGTTGTCTTTTCAACTGACTCAGCTGTAAGACGCGCCCATGTAGAATCGACTCCCATAACTGTTTGTCCATCGAAAGAACCATCTATTTTTGCATCAATGTTTAGAAAGTCACCTGAATTAGGAGCTTCTGACATCAGTGATTTTGGTACTTCAACTAATACACTATTGTTATAGTCTAAGTCAACATATGTTTGCAATCCATATGCATCTTCATCAGAGTCTACGGATGAAACTATTCCGCAAAACTTAATGTATTTCCCCTTGTACGAATCCGGATTTGTAACTACGGCATTGATATCATCCACGTATTCCTTTTCTTCCGGAGCTTTCTGCTCTGTCTTTGTTTCATTACTCGGAGAACTTCCACATGCTGTAAATGAAAGTGCCATTGAGCAAGCGAGTAACATGATTACAACTTTTTTCTTCATAACTTTTTCATCCTTTCTTTAGAACCTTATTCCTAAGCGCACCACACGCTTATATATAATCGCACTAGGCGTTTATATTTTTATTTGTTCAGTTCTTTCCATTGTTCATAATTATCTTTATCATCTTGCTTTTTTATTTCTGCATTTCTGATTTTAGCATTTGATTCTATATCTCTCATTTTTATCTGCTCTTTTGGTGTCTCTTGCAATGTCGTTTCTGTTTCTATTTCTGTTTCTGAAGAATTCGCAAAATAGCGTTTTAAAAGCATAAAAAATTGAATTGCGAGTATTGATAAGATTGTAAAAAGAATAACTGCCCGCAGTTCATAAACCACGGAGACGGCAAGTACAATAAAATATGCAATGCCTGCTAATACGAAGAACAGACAACAGCCTGTGCAACAGCTTTCATTATCTTTTTTCTTGCGTGAACTCATGCGCTTTCTACCTTTACACGCATTCCTTTAATTGACGGTAGTAGTTCATTTGAAATTTCCAAATAATAGTCATACAGATGATTCTTCATTTCTATTTTCTGCACATCTTTCTCGTCAAAATCATTTCCGAGGATATGTCTCATTTCATGCAAGAACACTTCACGTTGCCTCTCGTGATTCAATGAAGCATCAATGAATATTGTGTATGAATCATCAGAATTATGTCTCACGCATCCTGGAACGCCGTAGGATTCATCGAGAATTACTACATTTATATAATATCCTTTGTAGTACAATCATTCCTCACCTTCCTCTATTTTGCGCAGTTCTGCGAGCTTCTTGGCGAAATCAACGAGTCTTTCTTTATCAACAGTATTATATACGTCAAAGAGAATCTTGTCATTGTTGTAGATTTCCTGTGCTGTACGAGCTGTCTCTTCATCAATGTAGTAACCTTGAGTAGAAGAGTCTATTGTCGTCTCTTTACCTGTCATAAGATATTCGATTGATACACCAAAGTAATCAGCTATCTTCTGTAATTTATCTTGTTTTGGAGTTGATTTACCTCTTTTCCAGTCCGAAAGAGTCATGTTGGATATCCCCGTTGCCCTTGAAATATCAGCATTTTTTAAATTACGGCTATCAAGCAATTTCTGATATATTTCGTACATATTTTCTCCTTTCCGAGAATATTAAAGAAAACCTTAAAAACTGCTTGACAATTAAATAAAACCATAATATACTAATAGCAGATTAAGGAAAACCTTAACAGATATAATTCTTGTATTCTCTGTAATCTTTCTGACAATTAGATTATAAAGGATTTCCTTAATAAATGCAATATATAATAAGGATTTTCGTAAAATTCTTATTGCATTGAAAGGAGGATTAAAATTGTACGAAAAGTTTGAACAGCTCATAAGCGAAAGAGGTATCACAGCTTACAGAGTTGCAAAAGACACGAACCTTGCACCAACAGTTTTTTCAGACTGGAAAACCGGGAAGAGTAAGCCGAAAGTAGACAAGCTGATGATTCTAGCGAAATACTTCGATGTTCCGATTGAGTATTTCCTGGAAGAGTAGAAAGGAGAAACATGAACGAATTACAAATTTTTAATTCAGAAGAGTTCGGTGATATCCGAACAGTAACTATTGATAACGAACCAATGTTCTGCTTATCAGATGTATGTAAAGCATTAGGACTCACTCAACCATCAAAAGTGAAAGAGAGACTGAATGAAAAGGGTGTGAGTAGTATTCCTACCCTTACAGCTGGCGGAGAACAGAAACTTCTCTATATTAATGAGTCTAATCTTTACAAGACTATTTTCCAAAGCAGAAAGGAATCTGCCGAAAGATTTACGGACTGGGTTACATCAGAAGTGCTTCCTGCAATCAGAAAGACTGGTGCTTATAAGAAGCCAATGACAACCGACCAGAAGATTCAGTTGCTTGCTCAGGGAAACGTAGAACTGACAGAAAAGATTGAGAAAGTCAATGATGACTTGCAGGAGTTTAAAAAGGATATGCCTTTACTTGTGCTGGAATGTCAGAAGATTACAAGAGCGAAGAATCAGAAAGTAGTTCCGCTGATGGGCGGTAAGAACGCACCGGCTTACAAGAACAAGAGTCTGATGCACAAAGTATACAGTGATGTGGATGCACAGCTCAGAAGAGAATTCGGTGTGAATACTTATAAGGCAATCAAGCGGAGCCAATGTGATTTAGCTATCAGAATTATTGAATCATATAAGCTTCCAATGTTCTTACAGAAAGAAATTGACGCTGAAAACGCTCAGATGCGCCTGCCAGTATAGGAAGCGTAGGGTGAATGAAATGAAAGAACAAGTTTACGAATATCTTATCAGGTTTATTTCAGATGTTGGCTATCCACCAACAGTAAGAGAGATTGCAGATCACTTCCATATAAGCACTAGCACGGCAAGATACTATCTGAATGACTTGGAAAAGCTGAGACTCATTGAAATGCATGGTGTTCCGAGAGGAATCAAAGTGATCGGTTACAAATTTGTAAAGGAATGAGGTGTTAAGCGTGAACGAGAAAGCGAAGCGGATTGAAGAAAGACTTAAGGAACTGGGAATCAATTCGATAGAAGAATTAAACGCAGCTATTAAACGTGAGTCGCTAAACATTTCACTGATGGTTTGTAAAGCAAGGGAGTAGGTGTGGAAGTGTTAGATGAAATTGATATCAAGAGAAAGAAACTCGAAGTAATTGATATCCGCAGAGAGCGTCCAGTAATTGAAGAAGAGGACTTAAACGATGACCTGACACCATTTCTTGTTGGAGTGATAGCGGTAGCAATACCAATGCTTATGACAGCGGTATGGGTTATCTGTGGATATTAAAAAGAGTGCCATAACAAAGGCGGCAACCTTCAGGCACTCGGCTATAAAACCAATTAAATAATAACACGGGAGGAAATATGAAGCAACCTAAGAAATTAACTTTAAGCAATAAAAAGCTACTCGGTGAAGTCGGAATGAATCCTGCGGAGTGGATGAATTACTTTGAGGATAACGATTATCTTCATGTGATCTGCAAGACAGACAGAGCAGTAGTGATTATTGATAAGAAAGAAAGGGAGATAACGAGACAATGAAACGAATTACATTACTGTCAATGGATATTCAGAATTTCAAAGGATGTACTGGCAAAACCATTGATTTCACAGATAAGACAAAAATCTGCGGTGCGAACGCTACTGGAAAGACAACTATCTTTGATGCGTTCACATTCCTCTTATTCAACAGGGATTCACTTGGAAGTGCTGATTTTGATATCAGACCACTGGACGCAGACGGAAAGATGATTGATAACATTGAAATCTGCGTGAAAGCAAGAATCTCCGTAGATGATGAAGAGTTTGAACTGAAAAAGGTTCAGAAGCAGAAATGGGTTAAGAAACGTGGAACCGATACACGAGAGTTCCAGGGCAACGTGAATGAGTTTGAGATTAACGGATATCCGAAGAGTCAGAAAGAATTTAAAGAGTTTATCTCTGAAATCGTTGACGAGGATGTATTTAATCTGATTACGAATCCGACAGCGTTCAATGCATTAGCTTGGAAGAAACAGCGTGAAATCCTTATGAAGTTTGTAGAGAGCTTCTCGGATGTGCAGATTGCGGAGTCTTTCGGAGATAAATACGCAAAGCTGATTCCAGAGCTGAAAATGGCTAGTACAGATGACATTCTGAAAAAGTACACCAAAGCGAAGAATGTTCTTAATAAAGAAATGGTTGAGATTCCGGCACGTATTGATGAGGTGTCTAAGCAACTTGTAATTGCTGATGTTGGTGCATTGGAAGTAGAAAAGACAGCGAAAGAAGTAGCGTTGCAGAAAGTGGAAGAAGAAATTTCCGGCAGCGATGGTAAGCGGGAAGAAATCAATGCTAAGCGTGGAGAAGTACTGAATCTTAAGTTCAAACTTTCAGAGATTCAGAATGCAGAGAATCAGAAACTTCTTTATAGTTCAAGAGATATTCGAAATGAACTGTCAGATAAAGAAATTACGCTAAATAAAATCAAGCGTGAAATTGCAAATAAAGCAGATGAAATTCAAGAGGCTCATAGAAAGTATGAGCTGCAAGAACGAGAAAAAAATCGTCTCTTGGTGGAATGGAAATCAGAAAAAGCGAAAGCATATCCGGCTCTTACGCCATTAGAACCGCTTACAGATGATTCATTCATTTGCCCTACTTGTGGACAAGTATTGCCAGAAGAAGTGAAGCAGAAGCGTATTGCTGATTATGAAGCACGAAAGACAGCATATGAGAGTAAATATGCAAAGGACAAGGCAGAATTTGAAGAAACCCGCGCTAAAAATCTCAAACAGATTGAAGCTGACGGTAAAGCCGCGGCAGAATCAAGAGATAAATTTAAAGCCTTGGAAGATTCACTCCGCAAAGAAGTGGACGTTCTCAATATTAAATTGGCAGAATCTCAAAAAAATTATGACATTGTAAAAAAAGCAGTAGATGGGATTCCAAAGGTGGCAGATGTTTCGGAAAATACAGAATACAAAGCAACTAACGAGAAAATCTCGGTACTTGAAAAAGAGATTGAAGAAATGAGCAAAGATACTTCTTCGATGGAGCTGAAAGCTAAGAGGGACATTTTAAAAGATGAAATTTCCGAGATTACTGTAAAGATTGCGGCAGCAGACAACACGAAAGTGAAAGAGCGTATTGCTGAACTGGAAGCTGAGCAGAAGGAAGTCGGACAGAAGATTGCCGATCAGGAAATGATGATTGACCTCACGGAGAACTTCATCCGTACAAAAATGAATATGATCTCGGAGAAAATCAATGGAATGTTCAAGATTGTGTCCTTCAAAATGTTCGCAGAACAGATCAATGGCGGACTTAAAGAGACTTGTGAATGTACTGTAAATGGCGTTCCACTGTCCAGTCTGAATAACGGTCATAGAATCGTTGCAGGCCTCGATATTATCCATTCATTATCGAATCTGTACGGTGTTAGCTGTCCGATATTCGTAGATAATGCGGAAAGTATCAATGATTTCAATGTACCTGAGATGGATGCTCAGATGATTTATTTAACGGTAACTGACGATAAAGAACTGAAAGTAATGGAGGGATAAAAGATGATTAAAACAGGACGCGTAGAAGGTGAAGAAACAGGAACACTTGAAATGAGTGGTCCACTCAATGATTTGATGAATGACTACAGCGTAATTGCTAGAGGTATGAGAAAAATACTTGTTGAGAAATTCGGAAAAGAAGATGGAGATAAGGTTTTCGATATACTTTCAAGCGATAAGCCAAGAGATGGATTGCGTGAAGAAGTTCACAGTGTGATTGACGAGCATTTAGAGAATGAATTTAAGAAATCTGAACCTACTGGACTGCTCAAAGCGTTTATGAATATGTTCGATAAAGGTAAGACTTTTGAAGATGGTAAGAAATATGTCTTTGATGCCGAGCTTTGCAGAGAGGATTTATCTAGCATGGGAGCGCTTTCAAATATTGCCAACGTATGGATTAACGATTGTGATGGGAAAGAAGTAATTGTCAAAAGCAGTATGTTAGGACTTATCGGCACTTTCGGTATCTTTCCTGAATGGTGCAGAGAGGTTAAATAAAGGAGAAGAGTAATGGCAGAGAAAAATGAATTTGCTAAAAAGCAAGAATTTACCACTGGATTGAGCCAGTGGACAAATACGATCACTGGACTCGTTTCAAGGGATTTTGAGCAGAATTGTGTTCAGTACGATGAATATTCCAAACAGTGTGCAATGAACGCAATGTCAGCAATTTATCAGCTTGTGCAGAATACGGATAAGACTGATATGAACAACCTTAATACTTCCAATCTGAGAGAGGTCGTTGCTCAGTGTGCAAGCCTTAAACTTAATGCCAATGCGATGCCGAGAGAGGTTTTCTTCCAGCTCAGAAGTAAACAGATTAACGGTCAGTGGGTGAAGATGGTTGAAATGGGAATCGAGGGCGATGGAAACGACAGCTTGCTTCGTCAGTTCGGTAACAATGTTGATACGGTTTACCCAGTGTGGCTTGTAAAAGAGGGTGATGACTTCACATATCCTCGCAGAAGAGGTATTGAGATTGAGCCTGCGGAGTGGACTCCTAAAGGATTGTCAGACAAAACAGTAAGAGTTGTCTACCCGGTAAAGCTGAAAGACGGAACGATTGATTATCTGATTGCAGAAAGAGAACCAGTTAGAACAAATTTGATCGCTCATATCAGAAACAATCTCATGAATGAGACTTTTGGTATTTGTGAAAATCGCTATAAAGCTACTGATAAGCAGAAAGCGGAAATCAAAGCTAAGAAAGATGAAATTCTTTCAGTATTCAGCGCGTGTGAAACGGTAGATGATATGCTGAAATGCGAATATGCAGTAACGCCATATGTGAGTGCAGCTTGGCTTGATACGCCGGAAGCAATGATTGTCCGCAAAATGCGTAACAATGCAATTAAGAAATTTCCAAAGAATCTTAATAGCATGGCATCCAGTTCATTATTGCAGCTTGATGAAGCGTATAAGGCATCACAGGAAGAGATTGCTGAGAACGAAAATTCAGAAGAGTTTGCAATTGAAGAAGAAACTGTAGTGGCTGAATCCGAAGCTGTTGAAGTGGAAACACCAGAGTTTGCAAAGGAGTAAAGAAATGGAATTAAAAGATTTAAAAACTGGTATGGTTGTGGAGCTAAGAAATGGTGATAAATACCTTGTTATTAATCAAGCTGGAAAATTAAGTGGTATCAGAGAGAATTCCTACATAACGTTTAATTCCCTGTATGCTCATAAAAGCGATATGACATGGTCTGATGATTCTTGCCTTGATATTGTGAAGGTTTTTTGTCCTTCGTTATCTGGTTTTAGAACGATGCTGAAAAACGAACGTAACTGTATTTGGACGAGAGATGAGAAGCGAAAAATGACTGTTTCTGAAATCTGCAAAGAACTTGGATATGAAGTGGAGATTGTGAAAGAATGATAGCTCAAACAAAGTGGTTAAGTGAAGCCATTGAGGATATGAAAAATGGCACTTATGACATGACTATTGATGGGAAGTGTAGTCAATGTGGGGCGTGTTGCTCAAGATGTCTGCCTTTATCCAGTAAAGAAATTATTACGATTAAGCAGTATATCAAGGCTCACAATGTCAAGCCTTACAGACACTTGTTTCCAGTATCTAAAGAGGTTTACGACCTGACTTGTCCGTTCATGGACGATTCAAAACTAAAAGAAAAATGCAGAATCTATCCAGTAAGGCCAGAGATATGCAGACAGTTTACTTGTAAGGCTGATAAAAAGCCATTCAAGATGAAAGCCACAAGGTATGAAGTGGTCGATGTTAGGGAGGAATTTTTCGGTGAGTAGGGAGGTGGTTTCATGCTAGTGAAAACTACTGCCACTGGAAGTAAAGGTAATAATTACGCACTTGTCTCCGGGGGAGAAATTCTTCTCCTGGAGTGCGGTGTGCCAGCAAAAGAAATGCTGAAAACGATTGATTATCAGACTTCAAAAGTGGTTGGTTGCTTGTTATCTCACGAGCATGGTTGAGGCGATCATGCGAAATACATCAAACAGTACATGCAATATGGCGTCAATGTTTACGGTTCGGACGAAGTGCAATCAAATATTGAGCTGATTTACGGTGAAAAGATTGAGGGCATAAAACGAATGAACAGGAAGAAACTAGGAAGTTTCTCAGTGATTCCGTTCCGTGTACCACATGGAGAGACAGATTGTGACGGTTGGTTGATTGATTCGCCGGAAGGCAAACTGTTATTCATCACAGATGCAGAATATTGCCCGTATGATTTCTCGAAAATGAATATTAATTATGGCTTGATTGAATGTAACTATTCGATGGACAACATATCGTTTGAGCATGATGAAGTGAAGAACCGGCGTGTGGTTCAGACTCACATGGAAGTGCAAACGTGTAAAAGGCTTATACAGAGCATTAACAGTGAAAGTCTAAGAAGTATAGGCTTGATACATTTAAGTGCTGAAAACGGCAATCCACAGCGGTTCAGAGACGAGATACGAAGTGTGGTTGACTCAGATGTGAATGTTTGGGTTGCTGAGAAAGGTTTAGAGAAAGAATTTAGGCTTATGCCATTCTAGGAGGAACAATGATTTACAAAACATTATTAATAATTTTCAACGCTATGGGAGCGACTTTTGATTTTTACATGTATAGAGACACTGGGGATAAAAGATTTTTAATTCCGTTTTTAACATTCTTGCTCGCATTAATCTTAAGTATCGTAAGCATGGTTATTTATTCACTTAAATAAGGAGGACTACATAGATGAATAAAACAGTTTTAATGGGGAGATTAACAGCAGATCCGCAGGTGAGATATTCACAGGGAGACAATGCTACAGCGGTTGCAAGATATACACTTGCTGTAAACAGAAAATTTAAAAAAGACGGAGAGCCAACAGCGGATTTCATTTCTTGTGTTGTCTTTGGAAGATCAGCTGAATTTACAGAGAAGTATTTCCGTAAAGGAATGCAAGTTGCTATCTCAGGGCGTATTCAGACTGGAAGCTATACAAACAAGGACGGTCAGAAAGTTTACACGACAGATGTAGTTGTGGAAGAACAGGAATTTGCTGAAAGTAAAGCTGCAAGCCAGCAGAATCAACAAAATTCAGACGGACCGATGCCGAGTAGTAATGATGGGTTTATGAATATTCCAGATGGAATTGACGAATCTCTCCCGTTTGAATGATGAATAATCCAAAAGATTGTCCGTATCCTGACTGCCTTAATTGCACATACGATGATTGCATCATGGAGGGTGGTGTGCAAGCCCTCCTTAAGCGTAGGCGGTATAAAGCGAACCCGGAATATTACAGACAAAAGCAGAGAGATTATCGGGCGAAGGTTCGAGAGCATCAGCCACGTTGTGATGAATGCAAGCATTGTGTGCTTGTAAAGAATGATAAAGGTACGGATTTTAAAAGATTGTGCATAGTTGAAATGCACTTAGTAATGCAAAAAGTAACATTATCTCCGCAGTGGTGTCCTAGAAGATTATCACGTAAGGAATATGACCATTTGCGGTATTTAAGAAGAAAGGAGGAAGGATTGATTGGAAACGGAAACAAGACCGTCTGAGAAAATAAAAGGTTTCGTTCAATTCCTGGAGGATACGAAGGAATCCTACGAATCAGCGAAAAAGAAACTTGGAGAATACGATTCCAAAGAAAGACATATCTACTGGGCTCATAAGTTTGAATTTGCTAACAACAGAAATGAGCGAAACAGACTGGCTACAGAGTATCACCATGAGAGACTGGAAAGACGTAAATATAAAGATATCTGCGATCTCTACGAGCTTGTTTATGAGTTTATTAACTCAGAGAACAACAAAAGTACGTTGAAGCGATTAAAAGGTGCGATACAGCGTCAAGAGAAGCAAGAGGACTATTTAGAAAGCGAACGAACATACAAGAGAGGTGATTCCGGTGATACTGATTAGCGATAAGGGGCAGCAGGACGGTAAGCACACTGAAAAAGAACGCTACTGGACTGGACTTGGGATAGAAGTGATAGAAGCTCCCTTGCCGACCGGAGATTACATTTTAGCAAATGACAAAGTTATGGATGTGATCTTTCGGAAGGAGCAACGAGGGATTCCAGTGAAAAAGATGGACTTCCTCGGGACATACAACGTAACAGTAGACACAAAAAAGGATATTCAGGAGCTTGTTGGGAATGTATGCGGTAAGCAACACGCAAGATTCCGTGATGAATGTATCTTAGCGCAGAACAATGGAATTAAGCTGTATGTATTGGTACAGAATGTCGGTGGACTGATTAATGGAACGAAAGATATATACAATCCGACAATCCGAACATTGGAAGAGCTTCATAAATGGAAAAATCCGAGACTTTTTGTGATGAAGCGTACAAATGATGTGATTGGTCATTACAAGAGCGGAAATCCAATATACAGGCGCACACAGAGGTATCCTGCAGCAACTAAAGGCGAAACACTTATGAAAGCTTGCATGACAATGCAGAAGAAATATGGAGTTGAATTTGTGTTCTGTCACAACAGAAATCAGGGTGAAATGGTGTTGAAGTTATTACAGGGAGAAGGTGTTTAGATGGCAGAGAAGAGAATGTTTTCCAAACAGATTATTGATTCAGATGCTTTCTTAGAAATGCCACTATCCACTCAAGCATTGTATTTCCATCTATCCATGAGAGCTGACGATGATGGATTCCTCAATAATGCAAAGAAAGTAATGAAGATTATCGGAGCGAATCAGAATGACTATGATCTGCTTGTTGCAAAATCATTTGTTATCCAGTTTCCAGACGGGATATGCGTAATCAAGCATTGGAGAATCAATAATTATTTGCGGAAAGACAGATACACAGAAACAATTTATCAGGAAGAGAAAGCTCGCCTAACAGTAAAGCCGAATGGTAGATATTCCCTTAGAAATGCTGCGGAATCTGATGACGATTTACCACTTGGTATACCAGTGGTAGACCAGTCGGATACCCAGTATAGAATAGATAAGAATAGAGAAGAAAAGAATAGTATAGATAAGAGTATAGAGTCTCCTATCGGAGAGGTACACTCTTTTGGAAGAAGTTCTAATCTTGCTAACTTGGAATATTTGCTCGATAACGGAATTCATCCGAAAAGCGAAGTTGTACTATCTGACAATGATTTGCTGAACTGCTTAAGAGAATGGATGACATACAAGGATGAAAAGAAGCCTAAGTCAACACATCATCTCACGGAAATGGGTTTGAAGAAAGCAATTACACAATTTGTATCGGCTTATCGTGATTACGGAATCGATGCATTGCGATCAGTTGTTGATGAATGTATGGCTTGCGGATACCAGGGGGTTATCTGGGACAAGTTGAGCAGGCTTCCGAAACAACCGAAATCAGAAACAATAAATGATATGGGAACAAGTTCTTCCGGAAGAAAGTGGCAATAACAATGATAAATGAAAATGAAATAAGAAAAGCTATTGCAATTCTTAAGCCGGATAATCAGTTGTTTGAGGTTCGCGTCATTTACAACAGCAAACAGATGTATAGCGGATATTTCAAGAGTGCTGATGATTTAATTATGGCACTGGATAGAGATATCCGTGAATATGCAAACTGCAATATCTACATGACATTAAATGCACTGAATGAGGCTTGTTATGACAGAGACCAACAGAAAAGGTTCTTGAAGAATCCAAAAGCTACGACAAGTGATAATGATGTTGAAGGTTATGAATATATGTTTGTTGATATTGACCCTCATAGACCAACCGGGACATCCTCAACAGAAAAACAGATAGAACTTGCGAAGGAAGTTGGAAACAAGGTCTATTCGTTCATGAAAAATATCGGGTTCAATGATCCAGTGTTTGGGTTTAGTGGCAATGGCGTTCACTTGCTGTACAAAATCGAATTAAAGAATGATGATGGCAGAAGAGAATTAGTGAAGAAGTGCTTGCAAGTGCTGGATATGTACTTCTCGAATGACGAAATTCAGATTGATTTGAAAAACTTCAATCCGTCAAGAGTTTGTAAACTGTACGGCACGCAAGCTCAAAAAGGGGCGAATACAGAAAATAGACCGCATCGAATGAGCCATATCATAGGCGATGCGAAGAATGTCAAAGTAAATGATGTTGCGTATTTGAAGAAGTTGGCAAAAATGCTTCCGGAAGAAGAGAAGCCGCAGAGATATAACGGTTATCAGCCAGCTCAATTTGATTTAGACGAATGGCTGAGTAAATACGGATTGCGGTACAGAAAGACTTCTTATTCGGGCGGCACAAAGTACATCTTAGATGTTTGCCCGTTCGATAGCAACCACAAGGGAAAGGATGCTTGCATATTCAGAACTTCAAGTGGTGCAATCGGATTTCATTGTTTTCACAATTCGTGTGCAGATAAGACATGGAGAGATGTTCGTTTACTGTATGAGCCGGATGCTTACGAGAAGAAACAGCAGGAGTATGAACGCAAAATATACGCTAAACCGAAGAGCCAGCCTGAGCGAAAGAAAATCGAAGAAAAGGAAGGTAAGCCAATCTTCCTGACTGCAAAAGATATTCTAACCATGCCTAAATCACCAGAGCGATTCGTCAAAACTGGAATCAATGACATTGATAAGCGTATGAGAGGATTGAAAACAGGATACACTTCGGTGATCTCAGGATTGCGCGCTTCCGGGAAGAGCTCAGTGATATCAGAGATATGTTTGGATTGCGTAGAAGCTGGAAATAAGGTTGATGTTTACTCAGGAGAGTTGTCGCCGCAGAACTTCATGCGGTGGATGAATTTGCAAGCTGCGGGCAAGGCGTATGCAGAACCTACGCAGTTTGAAGGTTACTACAATGTGTCAAGGCAGAATCAAGAGAAGATAGCTGAATGGCTGTCAAACAACTTCTCACTGTACAACAACGAGTACGGAAATGACTTCTTGGCAATCAAAGATCAGCTAGAACGCAAATTTGAGCGAAATAAGCCCGATTTGGTCATACTTGATAATTTGATGGCTTTCGACATAAAAAGCCTTTCTGATAATAAATACGAGGCTCAGACAGCGTTTACATGGTCGTTACATGAGATGGCTCATGAGTACGATGTTCATATCATGTTTGTAGCCCATCCGAGAAAGGCAATGGGATTCTTGAGATTAGATGACATTTCAGGAACTGCGGATATCGGAAATGCTGTAGACAATGCTTTTATCGTTCACAGAGTGAATAATGACTTCAAGCGACTCAGTATGCAGATGTTTGGTTGGAAAGCAGATGATGACTTGTATACAGCTTCAAACGTCATCGAGATTGCAAAAGACCGTGATGGCGGATTGCAGGACTATTTCATTCCACTCTATTACGAGGTGGAAAGCAAGCGACTAAAAAACAGCTTTACGGAAAATAAGATTTACGGATGGGGCGATAATGCTGATGGATTTACTGGAACAGATCAGATGCAGATACCATTCGAGTAGGTGGCAGTATGACGGAAGAAGAAAGAAAAAAGTATTACAAAGTGATTACGCAAAACTGGCTTGCGTTCAATGAATTTTTGAAGAATGGCGATTATTCAGATACGGTTCAAGTTGAGATTAGCGAAGTGATTGACAAAATATATTACGAGAACGGAAAGACAGAATTTGCGAAGAATATCGCACTGGCTGTCCTGAATGAGATAGAGCGGTTGTGTAAGGTGAAAGGAAGTAAATAATGAAATACAAAGTTGGAGATAAAGTAAGAGTTAGAGAGGATTTGGTGAAAAGAGGACTGTATGGCGGTGAAATCGCCGTAAGCGATATGGTCAATATGAGAAGAATGACTGTAACGATCGGAGACGTTGGTGAAAGGGGTTATGGCATTGAAGAAGATCCATACGGATACACATGGACAGACGAAATGTTTGAGCCAGTAGAGGACGAACTGACAGCGGAAGAAGCAATTATACTTAGAAGCGAAATGTGTGAGGGAAGGAGTTGCAGTCGTTGCAAGCTGAGTGCCTATAACAATGGCACGGGTATTACCTGTAATGAATTAGCGGTAAAACATCCTGAACGATATATCGAAGTCCTCAAACAGTACAAGAAAGACCATGAAAAGAAAGAAATTGAGATGGAATCAGTAGGTATTGTTCGTGTGATTGAAAGCACTGGAGATATTAAAAAATGTGTGTATGAAGAAGAACTTACTGAAAGAGAAAATCCGATGGATGCAAAAGAGAGAGTTTTGAAAGAATATTGTCAGAAACATGATGGGAAGTTTTTTACAGTATTTGAAAGCATCTGTCGAGTAAAGGAGCAGTCATGAACACAGGAGAAAAGATAGATTACATGATTCAGTGCTTACAGGTAGCAAAAGCGAATGAGGTGAAATGATGGAATCAGAATGCCTTACATGTAAAAAGCATTATTCACAAGGTGGCGATTGTTGGGAGCATAAGCGGAATTGTCTCTATTATGACAAAGAACCAAGAGGAAAAATGATGCGGACTACATTTTCGTTTGAGATGAAATCTGATGCAGAGAATACGCTCATTAAACAGGGTGAGAAGATGATTATTGATAATCCGGGAAAAGAAATCGAAATAACCATTATCCAAATTAATTGGGTAGACATGGGGAATATGGTTTGTAATGTGACTGGAAAGTATCACGAAAATGAAGAACCGATGCACGAAAAAATAAAGAAATTTAGGGTTGTAAGAAAATAAAAACGAAAGGAGCAGGAGATTTACTGGCCGGTGTAAAAGAGCTCTTTGCTCCGAGAAGAAAATGAAACAGAAGAAAATGAAACAGAAGAAAATGAAACAGAAGAAAATGAAACAGAAGAAAATGAAACAGAAGAAAATGAAACAGAAGAAAATGAAATGTGAAATCTTTCGAGATTCCATGCAGAATTACAAGAGATATGCAATCCCACCAGCGCAGCTAATCATAGCCGACGTGCCGTACAATGTCGGTAATAACTTTTATGGCAGTAATCCTAAGTGGTACAAAGGGGGAGAAAATAAAAACGGTGAAAGCAAACTTGCAAAGAAAGCAGCGTTCAATTCGGATTTTAATTTTAATTTGTATGAGTATTTTCATTTTTGCTCAAAAATGTTAAAGAAAGAACCTAAGAAAGCTGGTAAGCGTGGACGAAGTTCTGACGCACCATGCATGATTGTGTTTTGCAGTTTTGAACAGTTAAGCACATTGATCAGCGCAGCTAAGAAACATGGCTTTGTGAATTACATACCGCTTGTGTTTGTAAAAAACTACAGTCCACAGGTATTGAAAGCGAATATGCGTGTTGTAGGTGCTACGGAATACGCTTTGGTATTATACCGGGGCAAATTACCGAAATTTAGAAATGGCGCACAGTTTGATGAAAACGGAAAAACAATTCGAGGCACAGGGCACATGGTATTTAACTGGTTTAAGTGGGAGAAAGATGGAAAAGAGATACCTAAAATCCATCCAGCTCAGAAGCCAGTAAAATTATTGGAACAACTGATTCAGACATTTACTGATCCTGGAGATGTGGTTATCGACCCATGCTTTGGATCTGGTAGTACACTTCGAGCAGCGAGAAATCTCGGTAGAAGTGCATTTGGTTTTGAGATTGATCGGAATTTTTACAACCGGGCAAAGAATGAAATGCTTGCGGTTGAAGATGAAGTGCAGATGAGTATAGAAGATTTTATTGGAGGTGCGGAATGCTAGATTTTGGATATTACAACACGGATTGTATGGATGGCATGAAAGAATTTCCAGATAAATATTTTGACATCGCCGTTGTAGACCCGCCATATTTTAGCGGACCGGAGAAAAGAGGATTTTACGGGAGACGCATAAGCCCGATTGGAGTTCAAAGAGTATATCAGAAATCTGCAGAATGGACAATTCCAGATAAATCGTATTTTGATGAATTGTTTAGAGTCTCTAAGAATCAGATCGTTTGGGGATGTAACTATTTTGACTATCATTTCCCTCCGGGTAGGATTGTATGGGATAAATGCAATGGCAATACGGATTTTTCAGATTGCGAAATCGCATTCTGCAGTTTCCATGACAGCGTGAGGCTATTTCGGTATATGTGGAACGGAATGTTCCAAGGAAAGAGCATACAGGAGGGGCATATCCAGCAAGGAAACAAGAAAAAGAATGAAAAGCGGATGCACCCTACTCAAAAGCCAGTGATGTTGTACAGATGGTTGTTTGACAGATACACAGAAAGAGGAATGAAATTACTGGACACGCACGTTGGGAGCGCAAGCAGTCTGATAGCAGCGCATGATGCAGGACTGCAGTATGTTGGATTTGAATTGGATAAGCACTATTATGAACTTTCCAAGAAAAGGTTGGAAGAACATACAGCGCAAATGAGTTTAAGTGATTTCGTGGAGGTGACAACAAAATGAAAATCGAATTAAAAGAGATAGACAAAGACACATTGAAAGTTGGAGATTGGGTCGGGATTGCAAGAGAAGTGAGTTACGGATGGGGTTCATCATTCCGGCATCAGTTAATTACTCCGGCACAAATCACAAGAATCACTCCAAAGCGAACCAAATTCTTTACGGATATGTTTGGAGAACATGACAAAAGAGAAGTATTTTATGAGTGTGATAGTGAAGCTGCGAGAGAAACTTTTCTTGCTAAGACATTTAGATATATTCAGGACGGAATATTTGAGTTAACTGAATCGAAAAGAAAAGATCGCATTGGGAAAATCAGTGATGAAGATCTGCCGGAAGTAGCTAGACACATGAAAGCAATGATGAAGATTTTGGAAAAGTACAAAGAGAAATAGGGTAGCAGCTAAAAATAGCAGCTAACAGCACCTTGACAATTGAATATTGATGGTTGGAATGGTATAATTTCTGTATCATTTACAGGAGATGCAGAAATTATGTTAGAAAAGATAATACGATTTTTTAATGAACATCCGATAATATTTTTTATATGCGTGTTTTTGGGATTGATAGTAGTGCCTACTGCGATTATTCATTTTGTTTATATAATTCCTACAGAGTCATGGTGGTCTCAAGTAACTATTCCAGCAGGAAATATGTTGGCGTATATAGGAACTGTATTAACATTTTGTGTGACATTCATGTTGAGTATGACAGTGTATCTGTCAAATAAACGACAAAATGATAGAACACAAATTTCAAACAATAAAGCCATGTTTGTTGTAAATAATGAACAAAAAGTAAAGATTGATTTTCTAAATCCTGGTACACGAGAAGTTGATGACATTTTTATTGAAATGGAATTAAAATTGTTATCAAATGTTATGATTTCAAAATTGAAAATAAAACATTTGTCCATATATGATATTGAGCATCCGAGAGAAAAAGAAAAACAATTTTATAAAGAATACGAAAAAGAAAAAAATGTTAATTTTCAATATGAAGATAAAGAACACTTAATAATAAATTTTGATTTGCAAGATGAGAAAGCTGAGAATATATTAAAAACAGCAGAACAATTATGTATAGGCTTTGATATAGATGCTATATGTGAAAACGTAAAAACGAAATTGACTGTAAATATAAGTTGCACATCTTATCAGAAAGTAGGTAAAATTTCTTTCAAAGCCAGAAAGGAATGCTATATAAAAAATTCCAATTCTTTTCTACACAAAGCAGAAATTATTTAGAATTTACCAACCATCAATATTCGGTGGTTGGTATTTTTTTACGCATTTTTAAGGAGAAAGGAACGAAACATAATGGCTAAATTTATTATTGAAGTGGAACTGGACTGGGTAGACGAGGAAAACGGATACACTATTGATGAAGAAATCAAAGAACAGGTTGTAAGAGGTGTCAAGGATGCACTTCTTAGGAAAGCAACAGATGAAGCTGTACAGAGAGTGGATAAAGCTATTGCAGATAAGATTCTCGAAGCAGAAGGAACGATTCAAGATACTGTAGACAAATTTGTTAAGACCGTATCAGAAGAAAAGATTGCAAATATCATGATGCCGACAAGAACAGGTTCATGGAGTAGTGATGTAAAATACATTCCATTGTCTGAATATGTTGGAAAGAGATTTGAAGCATTTTCTAAGGAAAAAAGGTATGACAAATACGGAAATACTACCACCTATTCGAGTGAGCGAGAATTATCTATGGCTGAACTACTCACAAGGCAATATCTTGAAAAAGAACTTGGTGCAAAAGTAGAAAATATGATTGCTACTGCAAAAAGAGAAGTGGAAGAAAGTCTTGTGAAGTCACTGGAACAGAAGTTGAAAGAGAATCTTGCGAAAGAAACAATTGAGAGAATGAATATTCCTGATGTTTTGAAGAGGTTTAGTGAGATGGCACTTGAAGATAAAACCGAATAGATGTATGAGGGAGAGTAACGAATTATGAGAAAGTATGTAGTTAAACTACCAAGAGGAATTGAAGTGGATATTTTTAATCTGCCGGAAGATTTTGAAGAGCAGATAAAAGAATCTTTCAGAGATTATACAGAGGAAACCGCAAAAAAATATAGGTATTGCGACAAGCTTGGATATATTGATCGTTGTGTATGGTATCTGAATAATGGCAAAGATTCTGAAGATGCCGTAAATGAAATGGTCGAGGGACGTATCCTTTATGAGTGGAGAGAAAACGGAGAAATTATACAGGAAGATGATGTGTACTGTTTTGAATTCATGAGCGAATGCTATGACAGAGGAAATAAAGATGCAAAGCTGTATTCTCACTTCGGCAGTGACGATCATCACATTTATGACCAGCTTCAGAAAGTACTGGTAAAAGTAATTACAATTGTAATGAATTATGAGGACTGATGAAGAAAAGGAGAAATCACATGAAAGGGAAGAATACACTGGAAGATAAGCCTTTTCGATATGGTGGGATTTTGAAACAATACAGCAAAGATTGATAAAGGCAGCAACGGAGGGATAAAGCGTGGCAGCAAGGAAAGCAAGAAAACCAAAGTACCAGAAAAGCGAATACCCAACATTGCCGGGGCAACTGGGGTATCTTAACAGCTATTATTGCCCGGTATGCGGAAAGCATTTGTTTTCGGCATACGACAAGGACATGAAGAAAGACCGGGAAGATGGCTATTGCTTCCATGTGTCAAATGACTTCAACTATTGCAGTAAATGTGGACAGTTACTTGACCTTGACGAATGGAAGAGAAAAGAAGAACCGCCGGAAGCGGCAGACGAATTGAAATTTGATGATTGAGAGGTGCAGGCATGACAGAACAGGAGAAACAAGAAATCATTGCGGAAGTTAAGGCTTCCGTGATGGATGAGCACAGATGCGTATGTAAACCGATTATACTTAGGAAATATCCTAATTTTTTCAATTACATTCTGTGTAAGTGCGCACAATGTGGAGCAGAGACAATGACAGATGCAGAGCATCAAAATGTTAACTATTGTAGCGCATGTGGTTGCAAACTAGATTGGAGCGATGAAGATGAAAATTGTAAAAGGTAAAGAACAGGAATATAAAGACTGGTATGAAAAAAACAGTGATCCATACGGTAGAGCGTGTTTTACATATGCTGAAAGATGGGCAGAAATGATGGAAGAGAAGATAGAAGCATCAGAAGAAGACGAAATGAAAGTTATTGTTGATAATGCAAAGCAGCTGAGCTATGAAGCGGGTAAAAATGGAATCACAGGATTTATGTATGGAGCAGCTGTCCGTATTCTTTCTCAATGCTGGGAATACGGAGAATGTCTAAGAAAATGGCACAACAAAGAATATGGATATGACGGTAACGGCGTTGTAAATCCGGCGGTCATAACTGTTGGCTGAAAAGGAAAACAAAGATGAATGGTAAAGACTTTATAAGAGCGCTTGAAGAAGCCATGCTAAAAATAGAGCTGTCAAATAAACACATTTTATTTATGCATCCTGAAGATATCGCAATACTTGATTTGGACAAGGTGAGCAACGCTATATATCTTGTTGAAGAAAGAAGATTGGAACATGGGAAAGTAATAGCGATTACAGATGAAGAATTTAAAAAGATTGTATGGGATGCAATCAAAAACAATAAAGTGAAGTATCACAGAGGAAAGAAAAAAATGAGACTAAAACCAGTAGTAAAGGCAAGTGAGTTTGTGAGATTCGGATTCAAGCCTTGCCGAGGACTTCCGAAAAGCGCAGAGAGTTACTATCTCTGCGTGAAGAACGGACACAGAGTGATGTTTGTGGACAGTAAGCATTTTACTGAAACTGAGTGGCCGATCAAAGATGCAAGGATCCACAAGAATCCAAACTGTAAATTCAGCGACAAGCGAACAGCAACCGAGATTGAGTGTGAATTGGTTGTGAATGGCTTGCTGGAAGAGGTGAGGGAATGAAAGAGAGATTAACAACATACCACTGTGGAAAAGCAGTAATTAAAGACAAGAACAAGCTGTCAGAAGCTATTGAGAAGTTAGCTGAGTTTGAGGAAAAAGAAAAATGTGGAGAATGGATTGACGCTATCGAACTTGCGAAAATTGCTATTGCGCTGCAAAGTCAGAAGTGGATTCCAGTGAGTGAGAGGTTGCCGGAGGATAACACGGATGTAATTGTATGTTTTTACAGCGGAATAGTAACAGAAATGAGATATTGGGAAAATGGAAACTTTCAAGGAATCTATGAACATACGACAAAATCAATTGTTGCCTGGATGCCACTACCGAAGCCGTACAAAGGAGAATGATATGAGCAGACTAATTGATGCGGATGCAGAAATCGCAAGAATTGAAGAAGAGATAATGAAATTGACAAAAGCAATAGTGAGATTGCAAGCGAGAAAATTTGAAGAAAGCACACTATATGATATAGATGCAAAAATTCAAGAATTACAAAATAACAGAACTGACTGTAGAGTTGAAATCCAAACATTAAGGAATTACAAAACAGCGTTTGATGTGAAAAAGGTCATTGAACAACTAAATAAAGAGTTAGAACTTGCTGATGAAGAAAAGCGCAGGTGTACAATAGAAAATATGCTGCAATTTGATGAAGCAAAAGGTTATGCGAGAGGAATGGCGTGTGCCATTGAAATTGTTAAGCGAGGTGGAAGAGATGAAGATTATTGGAAATAAAGAAAGTGTTAATCAAATATCATTAACACATAAAGGTATAAATGCTAGATTTAATTGTTTTATGAAACCATTTCCCTACTGTAATGATATTGACACATCTAATCCTGAAATAATCGAGATAATATTTAAGGATTCTTACGAAATAGACAACCTAATAGATGTATTAGAAAAATTTAAAAAAGAATGTTTTGAACATTTGGGAGAGTGGAGATGATACTATGAAGAATAAAGAGAAGCATTTAAAAGAGATTGTGGAAATTGCTTGCGACGGTAATTGTATTGCTGTTGACAAGAATTCAGGCAAGGTTAAACCATGTTGCTATTCTTCGTGCAGTAATTGTTTATTTGATGATAGTCATTATCGCGATATTGATTGCGATAGGACAAGAAGAAAATGGGCAGAATCAGAGTACATCGAAAAGCCAGTGATTTCCAAAAAAGATAAAGTTTTTTTGGAGTATGTTAAAGAAGAATATAAGTGTATCGCAAGAGATAAGAACGGTGAGTTGTTTTTATACCGATTAACGCCGTATAAAGAAGAAGGCGTTCTGAATTGGATAGGGCGTAATTGTTCTTGTTTGCATCTAAAATACAATGTAGATTTCCCAATGGTCAAATGGGAAGACTCCGAGCCGTGGCTTATCGAGGATCTGAAAAAGTTGGAGGTGGTTGACAGTTATGAATAGAGAAATACTTTTCAGAGCGAAACATATTCATGCAATTCCAGGTAATGAGCATCTCAACGGAATATGGGTGCATGGCTATCTTAGTGACGAGAATTATATCTATGATAAAAGCCTTGAGGGTGAATTTCTGATTGATGAAAATACGATTTGCCAGTATACAGAATTAACAAATGAATTAGGCGAGGAATTTTGGGAAAACGATATTGTGCAATGCGGACACTATTACGGAGTGATTAAGTATGAAGAAGGTGCATTTATAATTAAGTGGAATACGAAAGGTTCAGAACTTCTCAGACACGATTTAGCATACTGGGCATATTTGAGAAATGTTCGTGTTGTCGGCAACATATTTGACAATCCTGAACTGCTAGAAGAGGAGAATATGCATGGAACAGATTAAGCTAGGCTTGAGAATCGCAAGCATTGTGGTTGGGATAATCGGTTATAGTGCGATATGGATGTGGCTGATTAATAATCGACGGAACGAAAAAAGTGAACTTGCGTGGGTATTATGGAAATTATTTCATGCAATTGTGATTGCGCTTGCGTTTCTTTGGGCTTGGTTTTAGGAGAAGATTATGATGGATGATAGAAAAATTAACGTGTGGCATCATGGAGCTTTCGGAAGATACAGACCGAGGAAGAATAATTTCCCGGAATGTGCATGGAGCAATAGAAGACAGAGAAAGAGACATGTAGGTGATATCCTGGTTGTCCATGAAGAAAGAGGACAAGTGCTCTGGATGTACACAAGACATTGTAAGTGGAGAAGATTAGGAATTGGTGAAAAACGGGAAGGAAGAGAATAGAGTGAAGAGAAGTACAGAAACGAGAAGAAGTCAAGCGGAGATTAACGCTGATTCTCAGAGACATTACGGTGGATTAGCCGAGCTGCCAGCAGATGAAAATGCTAGTAAGAAATTTCATACTCCGGCATATCAGGCTAGGGAATTGATAAGGACACAAGGCGAGTATTTGCAAGAAGATCCGAACGAATGACTGGCAAGAGTTGGGATAGATACGAGAAGAAAGATTGAGGAATTACAAGATGGAAATTGATATTAAATATTTTCCTAATAGCAGAGGAGAAAAAGTAAAAGAAATTTTTAGCGTACCAAAAGGAGATTGGGTTGATCTTCGAGCAGCAGAAGAAGTTACGATGAAAAAAGGTGAACTCAGAATGATTCCGCTTGGAGTTGGTATGGTTCTTCCCGATGGATATGAAGCATGGGTGCTGCCTAGATCGTCAACGCCTAGACGGTTTGGTATCATTAGTGCGAACAGTATGGGAATCATTGACAACAGTTACAATGGAAATGATGACCAGTGGGGATTCATGGCTTATGCGATTCGTGATACAGTGATTCGCAAAGATGACAGGATTTGTCAGTTCAGAGTCATAAGAAATCAACCGAGACTATGGTTCAAAGCTGTAACATGTTTGAAAGAAATTAGTAGAGGTGGATTCGGAAGCACTGGAAGAAATTAAAAAAAATAGAATTGCTGAAAAGTGGCGCGTTTTTGGCGTTTTTAGAGAGATTTTTTCAAGGTCTGAAAAATTCGCCAAAAAAAGAAATCGGTACTTTTTTAAAGAGGGCTAGAATCTGGATGTCGAAATTTTGGTTAGTTTCGGCGTCCTTTTTTGTTTGGTTTTTGCCGTGTTGATAACTTCCGGGCGGTTGCGGTCCGTCCGTCTTATTTCCGTTGTTCTTGCGATTGTTTAGCGTGGCGGCTTGGCTGTTCTGCCTGATCTCCGCAACTGCTCAGCGGTGCGGTCCGTCCATCTTGCGATCTCGTACAGTTTCCGGATGCTTCCGGGCGTGGTTGCTCTGTCTGCGGTTGTTCCGTGATCTGATGCGCTGCGGTCGCTCTGTGGCGTTTCTGCGGCTCTTATATAATCAAGCTATATGATTACCGTTGTACCGCCTGCGGTCTATATATGGACGCTCCACGGCTTGCACTTGGTAGAATCTGCCAGCATCCGGGCGCGCTTGCGTTCCTGTACTTGGGTTCACTTTCTCCGCTGTCTTCCTTCCCGGAATCGGTGCGCACTGGTTGCGCTGTAGCTGTCTTATATATAACGCGTCTAGGCTTGTTATATTGCTGTTTTACTGCTTTTATGCTGTCGGTGCTGTGTTGTTAGGGTGCACCAATAAAACGCCTTAAAAGCTCAAATAATAGCGTTATATATCAATATATTATCATATGCAGTTATCAATGTACAGAAAAACCCGCCGCCGGAATCGAACCGGCGCAAGTCCTACACGGGTGCACGAATAGCCCGGAACGCGTCCGGGCTTGTTGTTAGAATATTTTCCCTATGATCTTTTCAAGGTCTGCGGCTGTCATTGTCTCCAGTGCTTCAAGAAATCCCTTCGCGCCGTGATCGGCTCGGATTGTGCCGCCGTCAATTTTATAATAGTAATGACTGTCAGGAATAACCCGGAACGCCTGAACACGTCCGCAGCATTCGAAAATAATTATATTGCTGTCTGTCCTAGCTCTGTAAAATGCTATTTCATTTTTTGCCATGTACTCCGCCTCCTTCCGCGGTATTTAAAAAGCCGGAACTTATCCGGCTACATGTACGCTATAAATTTTCTTGTTTCTTGCGATCAATGAATTGTATAATTTTTTCGCTTCTTCTTTCGTGTCGAAAATTACGGAAAATTCCGAATAATTACCGCACCAATTAACGCGCCATTTCTCCATATGTTTTCCTTTCTGCCTTCGTTCCTCCGTGGCGGGCGGTTGTTATCTGTAGTCGTGCACTTCGTCATTCCATGCGATACTGCACGGAATAGAAGGCGCTGCGGTTCTGATCATATATACACGGGTGGCGGCTGAACTGATCGCCGCAATTAACAGAGCTAATATAATAAAGTCAAGTGCTTTTTTCATGGTTTCAAGTCCTTTCTTAGAAATATGATTTTTCATAACATACATTTTTTAAATACTCTATTTTTCTTCGAAGTCCTCCGCCTAAATTCATAGCATAAAGCATTATATCCACCGGTACGCAATTTAATAATTTTTCATACTGTTGATATTCCGTCATAGAATCAAGCCACTTTTCCCATTTTGCGTGCATTGCGTCGGCTTCATGCTCGATTTTTAACAGCGCATCTTTTGGAATCGTCCCGGGTTTAATGTACCATGTAATTTTTCCACAATTCGCAATATGTGCAATTGTTTTATAATCTCCATTTTCTTCTACTGCTTTATTACATACAGTGATTCCGTTTCCTAGATATCCCATGAATAATTCAAATTTTCCCATCTGTTCCGCCTCCTGATCTATAATAATGCCGGGGATTTCTCCCTGGTTGGTTATTTATCTTCTGAACGCTTCCGCGGTCAATCTGTTAGCTGCCTGAAATAATGCTCTTGCCTGAGTGTCTAGCCATTCTTCATTCTTATTCGGTCTGCGTTCTCCGTTGCGTGTCTTTTTGAGTTCTGACGGTGTACAGAGTCGCTCTGCTATGTCGCTGTTATAGATAAGAGCTGAACCGCCCCAGCTGTACGCCTCCCAGCCGTCCGCGCCATTCTTTAACCATTCCCTGAATTCTTTGCGGTCTTCTGCGTCTCTGCCTTCATACTCTGCGCGCTCCTCGTATACGCCCAGGAGTTCAAGGGCGTAAGCTGTAACTCCTTTATTCTATGCGCTGCGGTCTGTTCTCTCTTCAAGTGCTTTTCTGATTTCTTCAATTCTTAACATAGTCTTTTACCTTTTCGGAATCTGTGTTATAATGATTCCGCCTTTCTTTTTTGATTGGTGCCGATCGGGTTGTTTGCTAGGCTTGCCGATCGGCTTTTTTATTTTGCGACTGCCTCAGGTTTTGCAATTAATCAGATCGCTTGCTTATGTCCTCATTGTATTGAGTGGTTCAGGGCGTCCGGTTGTTTGTCCTGTGTGGCTGTTGCTGTATCTCGTTTACAGTTATTATATTTGCGGGACATATTTCTTTTCCATAATGGAAATGGCTAACTTCATGCCCTCGATAAAGTAATGCTCGTTATTTTCTACTGCACAGTCGGAAAAAGATACAATAAAATCCTCATACGCTTTTTCTGAAAAAGTGTCGTGCATCTTGTCTGTGAATTCCTTAAAGTATTTAAAAAAATCATCACCCATCTGTTTTTCTTCCATGTAATTCATGTAAATCACTTTCAAAAATTCATCCATCTTTTAATACCTCCGTTTGATTTATTTGATGGTTATATTATATATTACTCAATATCGACAGTCAATATAAATTGAGTAATATAAAAAATAATAGCAAGTTGCATAAAATGAAAGCGAATATATTGAGTAATATTGTTCAACTTGAAAGATAGATGTGAAATATATTGATAAATTTAAGACTATCAAGTATAATAAGAAAGAAAGAGGTGATAAAATGAATCCCGTAGAAGTTAAGAAAAAGCTAGAAAAACGCTATGAAAAACAAAATGATTTTAACCGTTCTAATTATGATAGAGTTTCTGTTATGTTTCCGAAAGGTTATAGAGACGAAGTAAGGGAAAGAGCAAAAGAGCAAGGGAAAAGCCTGAACTCTTTTATTATAGAAGCGGTACAAGAAAAAATGGATAAATAATTGAGTAATTTAAAAAAATATATTGACATTTTAAATTGTTCAATATATAATAAGACTAACTTGCAAGTGATAATTGAATAGGTAGCACGAGCCAAAATAAAATATAAATCGTGTATTTCTTGGTAGCTCTAGGAGCCGTGACCCGTATAGCAGATTTACGTGACTGCATACAGGTACGGCTCTTTTTTTTATTTGTATTTTGGAGGTATTGACATGAATGATATTAGAATTTTTAACAATGATGAGTTTGGAAGAGTAAGGACAGTGATTATTAATAACAATCCTATGTTTTGCCTGTCTGATGTGTGTAAAATATTAGAAATTAAGAATGTCTCAGACTGCAAAAACAGATTGAAAATAGATGGGGTCGGTAGTGCCGAGGTCATCGACAGCCTAGGAAGAAAGCAAAGTGCAACTTTCATAAACGAGTCAAATCTTTACAAGGTTATTTTCCAGAGTAGAAAAGAATCTGCTGAGAGGTTTACAGACTGGGTTACGAGTGAAATCCTCCCATCTATTCGCAAGCATGGGATATATGCGACGGATAACGTGATAGATAATATTCTAAACAACCCGGATTTTGGCATTGAGCTATTAACGAAGCTGAAAGAAGAACGCGCCGCAAGAGTAAAAGCAGAACAGACAAATGCTATTTTGATGCATGTTAATAAAACTTACACAGCGACGGAAATTGCGAAAGAATTAGGTTTGAAAAGTGCAATAGAACTAAACAAAATTCTTAGCAAAATGCATATTCAATACAAAGTCAATGATACATGGGTGATGTATTCGGATTATAGCCATCTTGGTTACGAAGAAATCAAACAGGAAGTACTTGACAATGGGAAAGTAGTGTATCATAGACGTATTACGCAACTTGGAAGAGAATTTATAATAAGCAAAGTGAGAGAATTTCAAAAAGTGGCTTGAATCAATAAAACGGCAGCTCTTCCGGGGCTGTCTTTTTTGTGTCTTCCAGCGTTGTATCATGTGTATATATTTATGCTTGGTATACCACTTGGCAACCTAGAGAAGAATAGAAAAGAGAAGAGAAGAAAAGAAAAGAAATATACAAGAAAAAACCTTGCGGTTTTGTTCTTCTCTGTGGACTGTTTTTCTTTCTGTTTGCCGTTCTTGTGCCTTGGCTCTTATGATATCTTTCTAAGTCGCTTATGAATTTATGGGGCGCGGTTCGCTCATATGTGCGATAAATCAAATTGACATATACGGGAAATAAATATATAATAAGCTCATTGAAACGTAGACAAGAAAGAAAATCTAAAGGGAAGTAGCTAATAACCTGATCGGATTAGATCGGGCGTGGCTGCTTCTTTTTTTTCGTTGCTGGGAGGTGATCGGAATGCAGAAAATGGAACGCGTAGAAGGGCAAGAGCTTAATACAACAGATCAGAAAACAGAAGTATACACAGACAGAATACAAGAATCTATAGCTAATTACTGCATAGATCATGATATAGACATGAAAGATATATATACATTCGATCAACAGAGATGGAATAGTGTATTGTTATATATTTACAGCCAAGTATTTAAGCCATGTAAAACTGATGGAATAACCAGAAGATATAACGAAAAAAGTAATATAGATTATAGCAATAGAGAATTAATTGATAATGTATGTGATATATATATATCTATGTGTTATGAGTATTCAAAAGAAGTATCAGTTATGGGATTTAGTAAAATGACTGGAATACATATAGACACGCTATACCAATGGGTTAATAACCCGGAAATCGAACGCGGTTCGTCCGAGGTGACGAAAAAGTTGCAAGCTGAACGAGAGGAGTCTCTGAGTAATAAATTAGCATCCGGAAAGGGAAATCCGGTTGGTATTCTCGGCATACTTAACAGGCATTATGGCTGGAATATGGGACAGCCAAGAGGGCAGACAGCAGCGCAGAAAGCTCCTGATCTTCCAGGGATTGCGGAAAAGTACGGCGTGACCGATGCAATAGGACAAAAAGAGCCAGCTCGACAGCTTCCAAAGTTTCCAGATTTACCGGACACCGATTGATCTTTTTTAATATCAATCAATTAAAACTGTTATTTTCACAAGATATAGTGCAATAAAACGCATAAGTACAAGATATTGTATATTAGCTATATAACAAATTGCTATTTGTCGTATAGATACATATGTTCGAATCATTGGAAAGGCATTGCACCGGCTGGAAGCATCAAAAACGGTTTTGACCTTAAAAAGATCCGGGGTGGGGGTTATGATGGCAGGACGCCCCGGTACATACCTCACCCCCTCAAGCAAATTTTTTTCAAAAAGGCCTTATTTTACATGGTAGGAGATTAGCTATGAAAGTATATGTGATTACTTCCGGAGAGTATTCGGATTATTGCATAAATGCAGTTGCATTAACCATAGAGAAAGCTGAACAGATATGTGCAATGCTGAATGGTTCAAATGGATATCGTAGTGACACGGCTACAATTGATGAATATGACACGGATGAAATACAATGCGAGTCCAATGAGGATGTTGTATTCTGCTATGAAGCAGGGTTTGATTACAAAACATTGAAAAACACATATTGGTGCGACCCATTTTATTCATTTGGTAGAAATGAAATTATTTCGTGTCGTGAGCACATGATCGAAATAACTGCCACATTTCCAAAAGACATGCCTCAGGAAAAGGTTCGAAAAATCATGTGCGACAGAGTGGCTAAGTGGAAAGCAGAGAAAGAATGTTTGTAGGAAGTCAGGTATCATGGAATACACGATAGAAAATTTAAAAGCAACAGTAGAATCCACTGGTCAGACTGTTACTGGAAGATTGATATTCACTCAAGTGCTTCTTCAGCATCAGATAGTACAGTTTTCACCGGATATCAACAGAAAAATTTCTAAAATGGCTTGGATTCCTCGGTTTGAGTGTAACGAACCACTGGAAATTATGGATGACATGTTTACGAAGGTAGTTGTTCCGAAGATTGGCTTCTGGTTTAACGCTTATGCAGGTTGCAAGATGCTGATAGGGGCAGAAGGGATAGGCGAACTACCCGGATTTGTTAAGGAGGTATCTAAAGATGCTGATTTATGACGGAGTTAAACCAATTCGACCGGAATACCGTGTTGTCACAGATGATGCGACATATTTCGTAGAGGCTAATCGTTGCGAGATTGCTCAGGATGATGGGATTATTATTTTCAATAACAAAGATTCAGTTCAAGCCATGTTCAGACTTGACGATGTGAAAGCACTTTGGAGGATTGTTTGATGGGCAATAAAGAAATAATTGAAGCAGTTAGCATGTTTTATAGCGTTTATTTAGAGTTTTACAAGAAATGCGGAGATAGAAACACGGCGATTCAGCTGACATGTGCATTATGCGGCGTGAAAGTGCCTGAAATAGAAACATTTTCGTTTTTGCTTGGGGATAGTGGACGCAAGAGGAATAAATGATGGGCGAGAAAGATAAGAGAAGATATGCGTATGATGGCTTTCCACCAACAGGGAAACTTTATATCCAACAGGATTCATGTTTAATCTGTGATGATATAGTCGAAGAATTGGCAACAATACCAACTTCAATACTAAAACAGAAAATGAGAAACATAGACAACTTATTGGACGCATCTTCGGTTTTCTATGGAACATTTGGAACATTTAATGTAAACACTTTGCCATGTTACACGATTGGTTCAAATAACTGGCGAAAACTTCATGGATTTAATATGCGGAGGATGAAATGTTTAAGATAATAAGGCAGCTGTTTTGCAAGCATGAGCGAACCGTCCATGCAAATACTGATTTAGTCTTGCAATCAGATGGTTCATGGAAAACAGAGCATACGTGGAGGTGTGAACGATGCGGAAAGAAAATAAAGCGAAAATAAGACATTGGCTTGCGGGAATTACGCTCATAGCTTTCACTTTGCTTGCCGGATATGTTGGAGTCGGAAAGATGTTTATAGGAGCTATATTTACTCTTCTGGCTGCGCTAGATGCCCATACAGTGACTTGGGCACTTGGTGGCACTGTTTTATTCCAGTGCATCTGCGGATTGTTTGTAGCGTGTTGTATATGGCTCATAGGCTTCATATCGTTTCCATTGATATGGGGTAAAGACGATTAGTCAGTAAAGACTATAAAATCTAGTGCAACGCACGGCACGATAAATATTGTTGCTAACCGTCAGATGGCGGTTAAGGCTTGCTCCTTAGTAGGACATAGACTCGGAGCATAACCGGGGCAAGCCTATTCCCGGTTTCTTGTCATCTCCCCGGGAACCTAAAATAATATAGCATCGAGCGGTTTTTCTTGGTTCACGCTCGATGCTTTATGCTATCATAGCTCAAATGGATAGAGCAGTTGATTACGAATCAACAGGTTTTCGGTTCGAATCCGAACGGTAGCTTTCTCCGGAACTCGGAGAGAAATCTTTTTCATAACAAATTTTTCCTTACTACAGTGTAGTTGGAAGCCGTATAGCTTAATGGTAAAGCGTTCATTCTACCCTACCCAAGTGAAAGATTGAGGTTCAAATCCTTATACGGCAATTTTCAAATATGATTATCTCGGTGCAGAGTGATTTTTCAGTCATGCCGAGATGCAATGGTAACGAGATAGGCTTGTTCGAGATATTGGATAAGCTGATTCTTTCCACTGGGAGTGATTCCATTGGTGAAGACGGAAACCGTCAACAATGCCTTGCAGTGTATCATCATAGAGAAGTCAAATGCAGAATCCTTGTGGTCAGTGATTAATAGACATCTGCGGTGCAGAAATAATCCAGTGATGTGAGTGGTGTGAGAGACTACGGACTAACTGGAAATTCTCAATAAGCTGATTTGCCTTGAATCCGAGAAATTGGAGTATAACACAAGAGGTTCGTTAAAGTAGTGGTATGGCAAGTTCTTAAATAAGCAATTTCGATATGAGCAATGCAAAAGGTGCAAAATAGGCGAAAACATAATCTGAAAGAACCGTGAAATTTATGGGTATCAATCCCATGTGTGCTTTGACAGTGGTAGGAAGCCAAGAGTCGCTCTCGGAAGCTCAGACCTATCATCGCAGTGGCAGAATATGACTTTTACCATGATTGAATAAGGGGAAACCCTAATTGTGTTTGAAAATTTATGTAACAGGCGGATTTTAGCTGCGGAGTTCCGTCAAAGATTTAATATTCACATTTTTGCACGATAGTCACAGTGTTTATTATTTTCTTCGTACTGTCTAAAAGAACCGTAGCAGAGGTGGTTTGATTACTGTCCACCTGCTAACGGAACGTAGCTCAGTGGTAGAGCAACTGGCTTATATCCAGCGTGTCGGAGGTTCGATACCTCCCGTTCCGATTTCGATCAAGGAGAGTGATTGCGAAATGATACTGCCAATATTAAAATTTCTTCATCCTGATGTGTACAAGGAAGAAAAGAGAACGATAATAACTGGTATTACTCAGTATGTGGTATTCAAGATAAGATTTCCTGAAAAACGTGTAATAATGCCTTCTGATATTTTGGCCAAGCCATTTGAAACAAATATGGGAACAAATGCTGTTATTACATGTTCAGAAATATATATACCGGAAGTTGTTTTTGCGTTCAATGTGAAATCAAAAATAAGTGGCAGTAAGTTACTTCACGGAGATGAGCTGTATGCTAATGCAGAAAAGCAGAACCGAGAAGAAATAAGCTCTTTTATAGATCGAGCCATTTATGAATACAAGAAAAAGCACAATATAACAGGGAATGTCCATTACGAAGTTGAAAAATATGAACTAGTAATGGAGCGAGAATACGAAAGTGAAGAAGTTAGATGCATGGTAAAAGTAGCAAAATGAAAGGAGAAATGAACGATGACATTTAAAGAAGCATTTGAAGCAATGAAACATGGGGCAAAGGTGAAGCTTCCGTCATGGGCTGGGTATTGGTTCTGGTGTATTCCGGCACAGTCAATTCTGATGCATACAAAAGATGGTAATGACATTGATGTCCGTAGCACCGAGTGTGTGGATTACACATTTACAAATATTTGTTCCGATGAATGGATTTTTGCGGATGACACGAACTGCCCGGCACTTGGTGGCATGAATACATTTTCATTTCACGAAGCTATGAAGCAGGTGAAGAACAAGAAACGTGTAAGACGATTGACGTTTGAGCCAGACATGTTCTTACAACTTGCATACGCCACTTTCATAGCTTGCCTTGATGGTAGAAGGGAAGACAAATTTGATAGCGAGGAATACTCAATCATAAAAGCATGTGAATCTAAAAATGATTCTTATTACACAAAATGTGAGCAGTATGTTCCGACACAGGCAGATATGCTTGCTGAAGATTGGGTGTTTGCAGAGTAGGAGGATTAATGATGAAGAAAGCAATGTTAAGTCAGCCAATGGCTGGAAAGACTGATGAAGAAATTGCAGAAACAAGAGAGAAAGCGATTAAGGTTCTTGAAGAAAAAGGATATGAGGTTGTAAATACTCTTTTTACAGATGAATGGTACAGCAATGAATCTATGAAAGAACGTGGAGTAGTTCAGATTCCATTATGCTTCCTTGCTAAGTCCTTAGAGAATATGTCTCTGTGTCATGCAGCGTACTTCTGCAAAGGCTGGGAGAATGCAAGAGGATGTAAGATCGAACACGAAGCTGCGGTTGCTTATGGTTTGGATATTATTTATGAGGAGGCTTAATCATGATTATCACAGGAATGGATCACTTTCAGAGTGTATGTAAAAAGAAACTTGTTGAATGGTATCAGAAGAACAGACCGGATGCTGAAATTGATTTGAGTAATGTATATATTGTTTGGGGTTGCAAGACTTTACAGAATTACAAATGTCTTGCTTCAACCGACATTAGCGGTGATGGTATCTATGCAGAGTACACTTACAATGGTGACAAACAGGAGTTGTATGAAGATGTGTACAAGAAAGTCACCAATACTTGCCACAGGGAGGAATAACGATGAAGAAATTATCAACAATTCAAAAGAGAGAAAAACTTAATGATGTATTTGCAGTAGATGAGATTGGATCGGGTGGGGCAAATCATTTATATCTTGTGTACAAGGCTGGTTCTGCAACTCTTGAAGATAATGATACATCTCTGAGAGGAAAGCCGGAGGACTTACTTCTTACATTACAGATGCAGTGCGGACCACGAAAAGAAGAGAATTCACTTCACGGAGTAATTGACACAGACTTACTGGAAATTGTACGTGATCGCTTAAAAGCTTTTCAGGCAGGACCGTTTGCGTCAAGAGAAAATGCTTGCGCGCTTACTCATATCGAGGAAGCTCTCATGTGGATGAATCGTAGAGTAGAAGACCGCATTGAAAGAAATGTTCTTGGAAAGAACGAAAAGTAGGAATTGTATGAAGATATGTACCGTAAATTTACAAACACCTGTCATACGGAGGAATAGATAAATGAAAAGTAATTGGAAAGTAGCTTTAATTGCATTGGGTGGTGTTGTTGCTGTAGCTCTGATGTGTGTATTTGGAGTATACATCTCACAGAATAAGGCTATTGCGATGGAAGAACAAGTAAAGACAGCACAGTCGGATATCAAGGTGCAGGAAAAACGAAGAGTTGACCTTGTATATAATCTTGCGGATTGCGTGAAACAGTATGATTCACATGAGGCAGAAACATTGAAAGCTGTTGTTGATGGAAGAGGGCAGACGGGGAATATTGAGAATGTCACTACAGCTATTACGGCAGTAAGTGAAGCATATCCAGAGTTGAAGTCGAATGAAAATTACAAGCAGCTAATGAACGAGCTGTCGATCACAGAAAATATGATTGCTGAATATCGAAGTAACTTCAACAAACAGGTGAAGCAGTATAATCGTTACGTACGTAAATTTCCGACAAGTATTTTCTTGAATATGACTGGATATGAGAAACAGTCTTATTCCTACCTTGAATATGATGTATCAGAAGATGCACCACAAGATTTGTTCGGAGATAAATAAATGGAGATTACAAAGCGTGAAGTCTTAACAAGTGTATCTATCGTGGTTGCAATGCTTTTGATTGGATTTCTTATATCAGGCAAGATTCAAAACAGTATTATGGATAATAATGAAAGATACAATAAGGCTGTTAAGATTGAGGATGAAGAACTTTTCCGATATGGGATGGACACAAACGTTGGGAATGCCTTTGTATATGGTGATTTAGAAGCTGTTGATACAGTAACTTTCCCGGAAATCGGTGGAGAATATATGTATGTTGAGAAGGAAGAAGAGCATTATAACAGACATACTAGAACATATACAACCACCGATGAAAAAGGTCACACAAAGATTCATACAGAAGTTTATTGGTCGTGGGATTACGCTGGTAGTGAAGATATACAGTGTAAAGAAGTATCATTCTGTGGCATTGTCTTTGATAGCGGTAAAATAAAACTTCCAGATGCAGACTATATTGACACAATTAAAGAATCGAGTCGCGTGAGATACAAGTATTATGGTACTGGAACAAGATTCAACGGAACAATTTTTACAGAATTAAAAGACAAAACAATATCAGATAATACACATTTTTATCAGAATAGAACTATAGATAAAACTGTTGAGCATTTAGAATCAAAAGAAGTGTTTTGGCAAGTTTTATTTTGGATTTTCTGGATTGGATTGATTGGAGCTGTTGTATATGGATTTTATTATTTGGACAACGAGTGGTTAGAGTAATGGAGCAGATAAAAGAAAATTGGTATTACTGTCCACATGGTCACAAGACTGGTCAGAAAGTGGAAGTGAATTCCAATATTGAGAATGCGCCTATTTGGTGTAAACACTGTAAAAAAGCGTATTATCCGGTGATTAAGGATGGGAAGATAAAACGATGAGTACGTATAAAACTTTTAGTCTGTATTTAGAATAGTATTGCGATAGGTGCGGAGATTTTGAAGCCAATATTGAAAAGATGGATGTTAGCACATTTGGAGAGAAATCGTATCTTACAGATATTCGTTGTAAAAATGCGGACAGATGTAGAAGAATGTATGAACAGATTGTTCGGCGAACAAGGATGTGAAGATTTATGGGAAAGAAGAAACTTAAAAGAAAAATTGCCAATCTTGAAGATGATATGAGTTCTTTATTGATTGAAAATGAAAAACTAAGAAATATTATTTCAGGAATGCAATCATACGTGAAATCTTACTGGGGAGCTGAAATTAAAATCATTGATCAGAATGGAATTGTTGAAATTAAAAATAATTAGTGCCAGAGCCTAAGAGCCAGAGCCGATATTTGTGAGAAATTGCAGATATTGGCTCTTTTTATTTTGGAGGAAATTGATTAAGTGATATCAGGTAGAAACAAAAGAATTATAAACGCAATAAAGAAAAAGCCTGTGTGCTGCGAAACTCTGCGTGACCTTTTCGATATGGCAAGAGCTGTATACAAAGAGGATAATGCAGAGCTTTCTTACTGCCTGAAAATCACTAGCTATATAAAACAGGTTATTCCACTTCTTGAGAAGTCAGATGCATTGAATAGCTTATACTGGGATGTTCTTTTATGGGAAGCTCCAAACCGATTTGAGAGTTTCTTGCTGTATATGGAGAAGAACAGGCCGTACAAAAAGAAATTCTACGAACCTAGAATGAATCCGCTTAGCATTGTTGCTCAAGACTTACAGGACTTGGAAGATGGCAAATATGACTTCTATGGATTGTCTATGCCGCCCCGTGTAGGTAAGAGTACGATTTGTATTTTCTTCTATGCATGGATAATCGGTAAGCGTCCATCAAGCCATAACGCCATGAGTGGTCACAGTGGTATTCTTGCAGATAGATTCCATAATGACTTGATTAAGCTAACAGAAAATGAAGAGTATACATTCCATGAAATTTTCCCGGATGTTCAGCTCGTAAGTAAATCATCAGAAAAAAATGAACTGTATTACGATGCAGTTGAAAGTTTTGCAACTACAACTTGCCGTGGTATTGATGGTACATGGACTGGTGCTGTAGATATTAGTGAAGATGGATATCTTTACGTGGATGACTTGGTGCGTGATCGTAAAGAATCTCTAAGTTTAAAGCGTTTGGAAGGAAGGTATCAAGATTATCTAAACATCCTTGTTGACCGTAAAAACGATGGTTCAAAAGAATTGATGGTTGGTACGCGATGGAATGTAGCTGACCCTCTTGGGAGAATCGAAAAACAATATAAGAATAATCCTAGATACAAATTCAGAAAACTTCCGGCACTTAATGAAAAAGGGGAATCCAACTTTGATTATCCGGTAAAAGGATTTTCAACGAAATACTATCATAATATGCGTGACAGACTTGATAAGAACGAGTGGATGGCTAAATTTATGCAGACTCCATTTGTTCGTGAAGGATTATTGTTCCCGGCAGACGAATTAAGATACTACAATGGCATACTGCCGGAAGGAGATCACAGAGTTATTGGAGCTTGTGATGTCGCATGGGGTGGTGGAGACAGCCTCTCAATGCCTATCGGTTATGAATATCCAAATGGAGATGTGTACATTCCTTCATGGATTTTCAATAAAGGCAAGAAAGAAGTTACGATTCCTCTTGTTACTGGAAAAATCATAGGAGAAAAGCTTACAGAAATACAGTTCGAAGCGAACAATGGTGGAGATATGTATTCAGACAGGGTAAGTACAGAACTAGAAAAGCATAATTACCATTGCAGCTGCTCTTATAAAAAAGCTCCGGGGAACATGGAAAAAATGACTAAGATGGTTGCGTATTCCGGTGATGTAAAAAAACATTTCATATTCTTGGATCCGGAACACCAAGACCAAGAATACAGCGATGCAATGGATGAATTGAATATGACTGTACAGATTGGTGATAACGAACATGACGATGCCGGAGATGGGATTACTCAGTTAGCAATGAAAATTTATGGAGATATTGACGGACCGGCATCAATCATTCAAAGTCCAGTTTAAGGAGGGCAACATGAAAATCACTAGAAGAGATATTGCAAACTATAAATTGTTAAAGGTCCTCCTTGAACGGGACCAGAGAAAACTTGACCGCTATATTGCAAAACAGCCGTCTACGTATTCCGGCAAGGTATACGGATCTAATCCGAATTTCCCTTATGAGGCACGTGGATTTACGGTCGGTGGTTGCACGGATACTGAAATTCATCAAAGGAAAGAATGGGACTTAAAATGCCGTGAAATGGAAGTTAAGATTCAGGATGATATTCGTAGACTGAATGAATTGGAAGTAGCGATTGATACAGTGATTGCGAACGCGAAAGATGTTGAGGATAAAGCAATTCTTGAGTTTACGAAAGATGGAATGTCTCAACAGGAGATTGCACTGAAGCTGCGTATTGACCAGTCATTAGTGTCAAGAAGAATAAAAAAATACGTTTCCGACTGAATTTGCATAAAATTCATAAAATACAGGGGTATAATTATAATCGAAGAAATTGTAATTCGTTCATTTTTTCAAGGATTGAGTCTTGCGTGTCGCTATCACGCGAGGCTCTTTCTTTTTGCACAAAGGTAGGTGAATTCGGTGTCCGAGGACAATAAAGCATATGTATATCCTGAATTAACTGGCAGACGCCGGATTTATTCAGACGTAGATAAAATCACAAGAGACAATATTTTCGAGGTGCTTGAAAAAGCTATGGTAATTCACATGAAGAACGCCAATGAAATGACGCTTCTCATGAGATACGAGAAAGGCATTCAGCCACTTGTCAGAGAAAAGATTATCCGCAAGGAAGTAAACATCAAGGTTTCTGACAATATCGCAAATCAGATTACAGAGTTTAAGCTTGGATATGTATGGGGGCAACCGATTACATACGTCCAGCGTGGGAATAAAGACTTGAGAAGTTCTACGGATTCTCAGAACGAGATTCAAGATGATGGAATTTCAATGTTGAATGAGCTGAATGATTCAGAATATGCCTTTTCAAAAGACCAAGAGCTTGGACGATACGTTGAAATCAACGGTATCGGTTATCAGTTTGTCGATATCAAAAAGAATTATAACGGACTTGCTCCGTTTGACCTTGTGACACTTAATCCGTTGTTTACATTCTGCATCTACAGAAATTCAGCACTTCAAGAGAAGTTGGCTGGAGTAACATTCCGTAGAACAGAGAACGGGGATGTGTACTACACGGTATTCACTCCTGATACTCGCTACGAAATTAAGAATATGCAGACTGTCATGAATGGCACTGTTAAAAAGAATGAATGGTCATTTATGAGAAGAAATGGTGAGAAGAATCCATTTAAGAAGATTCCGATTGTAGAATTCAATCGTTCTACAGATAGAACAGGATGCTTTGAGCGTCAGATTTCAGATATGAACGCACTGAACGTGGAAGTATCAGATTTTGCAAACAGCGTCGCGCAGACAACTCAGGAAGTGTATTTCGGAGTTGGATTCGAATTACCTCCTGGAGAAGATGGAAAGGTGCAAGCTCCAGTTGGAGGGCAGTGGATTCTTGCTAGGAATACCGGAAACGGTGGAACTCCAACACTAAAGGCTATTTCCAGTACATTTGATTATCAAGGTGTGCAAGAGAATATTGTAAGCAAGCGAAACACTATTTTGCAGAAAGCATACGTTCCGATTCAGACCGACCCGGGTGGCGGCTCAACCGGTTCTGCAATGAATATGTCTTCCGGTTGGAGTGCTGCGGAAAACAGTGCTTGCAAGGAAGAACAGATTCTTAGACGAGGTAAAGCCGAAATCGTTGAACTTGAGATGATCGCCATTAAGAGCACGAATGATATTCCATTCGATAGTCCGCTTCGTTCACTGGAATTTTCAGATATTAAACCTAAATTTATCCGTAACAAGACATACGACCTTGCTACAAAGGTAAATTCAATGGTTGCAATGATTAAAGCCGGAGTGAATGGACGTGTAGCTATGGAACAGGTAGATTTGTTCCCGGATGTAGCTCAGGCATGGGCTGATAGTAAGAAAACGATTGAAGAATATCAAAAATCGTTGATTCATAAAAGTGAACCACAGACAGGAGGGAAGAAAGTTATGCCTGATTTGTCAGATCAGACAGAAAACTCTCCGATTCTTGATGGAATGAAGACAGGTGATAATGATGTTCACGAATCTTAGTTTTGATGAATTGAACGCGCTTGTCACGAATGAGCGCAGTTTACCATACGAAACGTATTTCGGTGAAATGACACTCCCGGAAGAAGAGAAATCAGAAAGAATAAAGATGTCTGAGGACTTGGAAGAAGTCTTTATCACTACAATGATTTGGCTGTTCACACTTGAGCAAGCCAATAATACCAACTATGAGCCTGTTAGACAGCGCATGGAAGATGATTACATGGAAGTGCTTAGAAAGTACGTTGAAGTCGATAATTACATTAAAACGTACGTTAAGAGCTTTTCTTACGATGTCATAGACAGCACGAAAAAGCATAAGAATGATCCTTATTACTATTCACTGGATAGAGCAAGGTTCATGGCTGAAAACGAAGTAAATACGGCAATAAACCACGCTAGGTATATAGAAGCTGTGAATGCTGGAAAGACAATGAAGCGGTGGGAATCAATCATTGATGAGGTCACTAGAAAAGACCACATCGAGATAAATGGAAAGTATATTCCGATTGGACAGGCTTTCCACGTTGGTGATTCATGGATGATGCATGCCAAAGATACCTCGTTAGGAGCATCGACAAATCAAATCGTGAATTGCAGGTGCGTAACCATTTATTTTTAGAAATTACAGTCATTAAAAATGTGACTGTTTTTCATACACGGCACAGAGAAGTGCCTTATCAAACGCGAAAGACAGAGAAGTCTATAATCGCGAAACGTAACTATGAGAGAGAACTCTAAACGCGAAAGAAAGGAACATGATAATTATGGAAGAAAACAAAAACCTTGAAGGACAGGGACAGCAGAATCAGGATCCGGATAACACACCGGAAGAGAAAGAGCCTACTGTAGAAGAACTGATGGCGCAGTTAGCGCAGGAAAGAGCCAACAGTGCAAAGTTGCAGAATGACTACAATAAGGCATCCTCAGAAGCCGCCAACTACAGAAAGCAGTTAAAAGCTAAACAGACAGCAGAAGAGCAGGAAGAAGAGGCAAAACGCGAGGCAGAAGAAGAGCATAAAAAATATGTCCAGGGATTGGAAAACACAATCAAAATGACAAATGCTACAAATCGCTATCTTGCGCTTGGAATGTCAGGAGACATGGCTAAGGATACTGCACAGGCAGAGCTTGACGGTGATATGGTTAAAGTCACTGAAAACATGAGTAAATTCAAAGATGCTTCAATTAAAGAGGCTGAGACAGAATGGCTTAAGAGTAGACCGCCAGTAAATGCCGGACAGGGCGAAGATGAAGAGACTGATTTATTCCTGAAAGGATTCAACGGTTAATCTTCCTAGTATATACCGGGCACATAAAGATGTGTTCGCTGATTTCAAAAAGTTAGAAAAGGAGAATTGAAATGGCTGTTAATTACGCTGAGAAGTATTCACAGATCGTGGATGAAAGATTTAAGATTGGTGCACTTACATCTGCACTTGTAAACTACGCATATGACTGGGTTGGAGTTTCCACAGTAAAGGTGTTTTCTGTACCGACTGCAACAATGGGAGACTACAAGCTTGATGGAGCTAACAGATACGGAACACCGGCTGAGCTTGAGAACGAAGTTCAGGAGATGGTTCTTTCCAAAGACAGAGCCTTCACATTTACAATCGACAAGAAGAGTGAAGATGACACAATGGGAACAATGGCTGCGGCAGCTGCGCTGAGACGTCAGATTGACGAGGTTATTATCCCTGAGATTGATACATACCGTATCGCTAAACTGGTTGCCGGAGCAGACGTATCACACGTTGTAAAAGACGTTGCTGTAACAAAAGCAAATGCTTATGAGAAATTCCTTGCTGTACAGGAGATTCTTGACAATGCAAAAGTTCCTACAGGCGGAAGAGTTTGTATCGTAACTCCGGGTTACTACAATATGCTGAAACTTGACGAAGCATTCACAAAGAAAGGTGATATGGCTACACAGCTTTCTATCACAGGACTTGTAGGTGAGGTTGACGGAGTTAATATCATTAAGGCACCGGCTTCTTACTTCCCTAAGGACACAAACTTTGTAATCACTAACCCAGTGGTTATGCCAGCACCAATCAAACTTGCTGAGTATAAGATTCATGAGGATGCGCCTGGTATCTCCGGACATCTTGTAGAAGGTCGTGTACGCTACGATGCTTTCGTTCTGAATCAGAAGAAAGATGCTATCGGTGTTTGCCAGAACCCAGAAGGCTAAGGAGTGATCGAAATGTTTACATTCGAAAAAGATGGCGTAAGAATGAGTGTGGAGTCTGATATTCAGGCTTCCGCATTTCTCTCTTGTGGTTGGAAACCTGTTGAAGAAACTGTTAAAAAGGAACAGGCCACAGAGTCTAAGCCAAAGACAGTGAGACAGACAAAGAAATAGGTGTTTGAAGATGGATAAGTTGATTGAAGAGATATATGAGGATTTAAAAACTGAATTGGGTATATCGGAAGAATCTGATTTATCCATTCTGAAAATAAAAGTAAAGAACGCATATAAAGAGGTATGCGTGATACGGAATTACCCGAAGTCGTATACAGAAGAGTTTGTTGCCGGAGATATGGAACGTTTCTATTCCAATATCCGCGGTTTGGCTCTATACGACTACAATCAAATTGGAGTTGAGGGAGAATCTTCCCACAATGATAATACTGGAACTCGAACGTGGTTTTCCAGAAATACGTATCTTGAAGGAGTTGTTGCTATATGCGCACTAATTTAAGAAAGGAATGGTGATCCGTAATCTCCCGTCTACTGGGTTAAGTAGAAAGAAGATTGTGCGTGACCAAAGCGGTGATTCTGCCGGAATGGTCGCAGGGATATATGTGCAATGATGGTGGAGGGATAGCACATTGAGAAACTTGAAAAAGAATTCTAAAAAATTATGGTATTCCAATTATAGTGGCAGAGTTCCAATTGTCGATGAAAATGGAGATGAAACAGGCGACTACATTGGCGGTTACGCTTCTCCTGTTGCGTTTCTAGCGACTTTATCAGCAAGTAGAGGTAATGCTTATTCTGATATGTTTGGAACGAATTTAAACTATACTAGGACGCTTGCAACAGTAGAGAAACTTCCTATTAAAGAAGAATCCTTAATATGGGTGAGCGAACCAGTAATGAAGGCAGACGGTACTGTAGATGAAGAATCAGCAGACTATACTGTTGCTGGTATTGCAGATGGCTTAAATGGAATCGTTGTTGCTTTGAAAGCGAGGGCGAAAAATGCCTGAGTATAAAACTGATTTATCATTGAGTGGTTTCAAGAAATTAAAAGCAGAGATACGAAAGTACAGAAACAGTCTGCAAGAGAAATGTGAGGAATTTGCATATAAACTTGCAGAAGAGGGCGTTGCTGTAGCTCAAATGAAGATAGGCACTAAAGATGCTATCTATACAGGAGAGTTGCTGGAAAGTCTGAATATCATGCCTGGAGATATCATTTATGATGGAGCTTCATTTAGTGTTTATACGGATTGCCCGTATGCTTGCTACGTTGAGTTTGGAACGGGTGTGGTGGGAGAGAACTCTCCGCATCCTGACACTTCTATAGCTGGTTGGAAATACGATATAAATGACCACGGTGAAGCTGGATGGGTTTATTTCAAAGATGGCAAACGCCATTGGACAAAAGGTATGCCATCAAGACCATTCATGTATGAGACAGCGCAGTATTTAAGAGATATGAGCGTTATAAGCCATATTGCGAAGGAGGTGTTTGGAAGTGATTGATGTGTCAAACAGAGTGCTGAGTAACATAAAATCTTATGTGAAAGATACTTGCAAGAATGTATCAAACTATTCCAGTAAAAGCCCTCCGTCATTTCCAGCAGTATCGGTTGTTCAGATTGACAATCAAGATGCTTGCATGGACTTGGAAAACAGTGAGAATGCTGTCGAGTCCGTAATTGAGATTCAGTGCTATTCAAACAAGAATATCACAGAAGCGAAGAATATCATAAATCAGTGTTGTGATGCTATGCGGAAGATGGGATACGCTCGAGCGTATGGTCCGAAGCCTATTGACAATGCGTCAGACACAAATATATACAGAATGGTGGCAAGGTTTAAACGCCTTGTTGCATCAATAGATGATATAGCAAAATTTTAATTTCATACCGGATACCGATTAGATGGTATTCGCTAACCGCATTATTTAGCGGTAGAAAGGAAGATAGAAATGGCTAATGTAAAAGCATTAAGTACAATTAACACAGTTCTCAAAGTTGGAGCAACTGGGGCGGCGGTTAAAAAGGTTTGTGCGATCAAGAGTTATCCTGATCTTGGAGGTGATCCGGAAAAAATCACTGTAACAGACCTTGAAGATACAGATGAAGCTTCTGTACCAGGTGTGCGTTCAGCAGATGACATGCAGTTCACAGCAAACTATACAAAAGAGTCTTACGAGGCAGTTCTTGCGGTTTGCGGAAAACAGCAGATTTTTGAACTTGATTTCGGTGCTGACGGAGCAGACGGTAAATTCTCTTGGAGTGGACAGATGTCTGTTAAAGTCAATGGCGGTGAAGTAAACGGTGCTCGTGAGATGACACTGACAATCGTTCGTGATTCAGCGATTAAAAATTCTGATGCTTCTACAGGATTTCCCGCAGCATAGTCCTTGGTTTGATGTAGAAAACGACATCATCAAGAATATTGATAATGAAATATTTATTTAAAGAACTATTAGAGTCGCTTTAAGGCGGCTCTTTTTTGATTGAAAAAAATGGAGGAAGAACAATGGTCAAAGTAAAAATTAATGGAAAAAACTACAACGTAAAGGAAATGGCATTTGCTGAGTACACGAAGATGGAAGAACAGGGCTTCTCAATTCTCGATGCTTTCAGAAAAAAGCAGATGACACTTATCGCTATGGGATTTGTTTGTGCGGTAGTTGGTTGCGATAGAGACGAGGCTGAGCATTTAATCACTCAGCACGTTCTTGGCGGTGGAAACATCATTGATATCACAAACGCATTTGCTGATGCCGTTGCAGAATCAGATTTTTTCCAGAAGATGCTCGGAATGACTCAGGACGAGCAGGAGACTCCGAAGAAAGCTACGAAGTCCAAGAAAGAAGTGGAAGAAGCAGCCGAGGAAGAGTAATCATTCCAACCAGCTATACGCAGTTCATATATGAATATTGGTTGCCTATGGCTGCACAATGCGGAATTAGTTGCTCTGAGTTTTGGAAGATGACTCCGAAAGAAATGAACGTTTACAAAAAGATTCAAGAGGATAAAGAGAGAGAAAAAGCTGTCATGCAAGATATTTCTGCTTGGATGAATGGTTTGTATGTTCTTCAAGTACTTTCGTGTGCTGTATCGAAAGACGCTAAATATCCTGAAGCTCATATGATTGTTGGAGATTTCAATGAGCATGAATTAACAGATGAAGAAATAGAGGAAATCGTTCATGAAAATACGCAGATTGCGGCAGCTAATTTTGCGGCATGGGCAGAAGTCGCGAATAGCAAAGAATAGAGGTGAGAACAGTGGCCGAAATTGATAAGTTGGAAATAATCATTGAAGCAGAAGCGCAAAAAGCGAATCGTTCAATGGGTAGTCTTGAAAAAAGAATAGATGCTGTTACAGAAGCACTTGAGCGTTGTATGCTCGTTGCTCAAGGTGCGGTATCTCTTAAAGGACTTAACATAGACAAGCTGTTCTCCGGAAAAGCAATGGAGAAATCCGCAAAGGACTTAGGAAAGAAACTTGCGGATGACCTGATTAAAAACTACAATCTCGGTCTTGCTGGAAAGGATGTTACTGGCGAAATCAAAAGCCTGACAAATAAGATTGCATCTGGCGTGGCTAATAATCCAGGTAAGGCTTACAAAAACCTTGCCGATGATATGGAAGCACTTGGAAATGTCGTTAAGCGGAACGGTAAAATTTCCAAGTCTACTTCCAGTGATTATCAGGAATTATACAACTGGATTAAAAAGAGTGGGAAAATCAAGATTACTCCTGAGACAGCTAGATCTTTAGGAGATGATTATAAAAACAGAACTCCTGTTATGAAACAGAAGTTTTCAACGAAAGACGGAATCGAGCTTGACTCCTACTATCAGGAAATGAGAGAGCAGTTTCCAGCTATTTTAAAAGAAGCACACAGTGTCGAAGATGAATTTTACCAGTTGGATAGCGCGCTGAAAAAATTCTACGAGACTGCAAATTCTTTCTATACTCCTGAATGGATGGAAGATGACATTTGGGACACCATCATTGACGGAGTTGACGATATCAGAGTTGGTGTAAATGATGCGAAAACCGGAGTCACTGAATTCGGAGATGCATTAAAAAATGCAGAAGAATCAGGTAAGTCTTTCTCTCAGATGCTTGGTTCCGGAATGGATACATCAGGTCTTGAGCGTGCAGAAGCTCTTGTTGGGAATATTACGAGAGGTAATCGCACAGAAGCGCAGAAGAAAACACATTCTGATTTAAAATATCCGGTTCAACCATTTAAGGATATTAACAGGAAATTTAAAGACTCTAGGCTTGACACTGACTTTTCCAAAATGAATATCCAACAGCTCCAAGCTAGTATTAGCGCAAACGAAAGGCTTTATGCGAGAGTGCAACAGGCTATCAATAATATGATTGAGCTTGAAGGGACAGATGAATTAGGTGGTAAAGACTGGTATAAAAAGATTCAGCAAATAAATCAGTATGAGAATGCCATTGATGATGCTACAGAAGCATTAGGACGCTTAAATGCTAATTCGTTTTTATCCGGTGGAGTTGATTCGCAGAAATCCAATAGATCGACAAAAGTAATCGATGAATATGTGCGAAAAGCAAAGGAAGCTGTTGGCGAAATTCCAGCACCGTCTTTTGATACAGAGGAAGAATTAATCAAATACATTGACGATCTCAATGATAAGTTTGAAGAGTTATATCAGGTTGCAAGAAAGGCTGAAAATGAAATAGATTTCGGTGATGCTATCCGAGAATTGGCTGAACTTGAGAGTGAATTGGATTCTGCAAGAACGGATTTATCTCATTTCAACAATGGTCCGAGAAAGCGTAAAGTTTCAAATGAACCTATAGATGTTGGAAATGTATCCGATCTCTACAATATGACATTTGGTGATGGCGCATCCGAACTGGCAAAAGAACTTGAGCAATCCGGAGCTAGTGCGAGTGAAGCTGCTGCTAAATTAAACAACCTTAATACGCAGTTTGGCAACAAGGAAGTTGTCACGTATGAAGCAAGAATCAGGGAATTAAAGAAAACGCTTTCTGATCTGTCTTCTCAAGGATTGTCGGAAGGAGACCCTGAATTTGACAATACGCTTCGCAAGATTATGTTGATTGAGGAATATTCCAGGCGATATAAGAAAGAAATGAAAGAATCTGTAAAAGCAGAAGTGAATTCAGAAGAAATCGACCAGTCAGCGGAAGCTCTTAGGAGAGCCACTGCACAAGGCGGTAAATTCAAACGTATGCTAAAAGGACTCGGCAGTTTCGGCTCTAAGATTAACAATATTTCAAAAGGCTTTAAAAAAGTAGGAAAAACAATACAAAACGCAAGGGATATTGCTAATAAAGCAGTCCATCCTTTCAAAACATTAAAAGAATTGATGGGGTTTGAAAGCAAAAAGAAGAATAATGGAATGCCATTCGGAAGAATGCTAGGCTCTTCAATTATGTTTTCTACCATTTTCGGTTTGATTAGTCAGATTAAGCAAGCGATTAAGGAAGGATCAGACAACCTTGTACAGTACAGTAGCTCATATAACAATAGCATTTCTTCAATGGTATCTTCCTTACTGTATTTGAAAAATGCTTGGGCTGTTGCGTTTGCTCCAATCGTGAATGTCGTTGCTCCGTACATATCATCATTTATTGATATGGTATCTAGTGCTTTGAACGCTGTAGGACACTTTCTAGCAGCTCTCACAGGAAAGGGGTATGTTGTACAGGCTAAGAAGGCTTGGAAAAACTATGGAGCATCCATTGCTGATACTGGAAAGAAAACTGATAAAGCAAATGATTCTGCTAAGAAATTACAGAAAACAATTCTTGGTTTCGATGAATTAAATATCCTTAATGGAAATGATACTGGTTCTGAAAGTGGCTCAAGTGGAAGCGGAAGTGGTGGTTCTAGCAGTCCTTCTCCTTCAGATATGTTTGAGACGATTGAAGTTTCTAACTCAATGAATCAGCTTGCAGACAAGTTTAAACAGGCATTTGCTAATGCTGATTTTACTGAAATTGGTGAAATTGTTGGAAACAAACTTAAATCTGCAATGGAATCAATTAATTGGGATAGCGTATATCACGCTGCTGATAATTTTGGTAAAAGTCTTGCAACATTCCTTAATGGATTGATTTCTCCTGAATTGTTCTATGATTTAGGAAAGACGATTGCTGGATCAATTAATACTGCACTACACGCACTCAATTCGTTTGCTGCTAATTTTGACTGGAAAGATTTTGGTGCTTCATTGGCAAGCAGTATTACTGGGTTCTTTGAAACTTGGGATGCAAAATTAACTGGCGAAACTTTAAGCAATTTTGCAACAGGAATTCTCGAATCGTTAAAGAGTGCGATAGATACACTGGATGGAGATAAAACATTTGAAAAAATCGGACAAAAACTGGTTGACTTTATATACGGAATTGACTGGAAGAAATTAACATGGGATTTGCTCGGCTTTTTTAAATCATTAACAAATGCGTTAGTAGATTTCCCTAAAGACTTTGCAAAAGGAGTTGCGCAGGAAATACTCAATAAGATTTTTGGCGAAGACAAAGTAGAACTCCCTAAAGTCAAGTGGTTTGATGATTTAACGTCATGGATTTCAAAGATGTCAATCAGGCAAATCCCTCTGTTTGATGTTATTTTTAATCTGATTGATTTCAAAGAAAACATAGAGGCTATAGTTACTTTTGTTTCCGATATGAAAACTAATATCGAAAAGGCATTGGCGCCACTGGCCGACTTCTTTTCATCAATATTTAGCCTTGCTAGAGAAAACACGCAATCACCCTTTGCTGGAATTGGAGATTGGTTTGGAGAAAGAAAGAAAGACATACAGAATGGATTGAGTGGGATTGATGAATGGATTGGCTCTAAGTTCTCGACAGGAAGAAAGAACACAGACGATTCTTTTAAGGATGTCGGAACTTGGTTTGGGAATAGAAAAACAGACATTCAGACTAACTTGAAAGACATTGATTCATGGATGAATACGAAGTATGTAAATGCTCGCAAATATGTCAATGCAGCGTTCTCAGATGTTGGCGCATGGTTTGGAACTCGTAAGGGTGAGATTCAAACAAATACGGACAGTATCAACACATGGTTCAATGCAAAGTATCAGTCTGCTAGAGGATACGTCAATAGCGCATTCAGCAACGTCGGAAGTTGGTTTGGAAGTCGCAAGGGTGAAATCCAGTCCAACATGGATTCTATCAATGGTTGGTTCAACACAAAGTATCAGAGCGCAAGGGGATATGTAAACTCTGCATTCAGCAGTATTGGTTCATGGTTCGGTTCAAGAAGAAACGATATCCAGTCCAATATGCAGTATATCTCTACATGGTTTAGCAGCACATTTAAAACTGCATACAACGGAGTTACAAGTGCTTTCAGTGGAATCGGAAGATATTTCCAAAATGTTGGAAATTGGATTACATCTCCTGTCAAATCAGCCATCAATAGTGTTGGTAGCGCTGTAAACTGGATTTACAAAAAACTTGGTGGAAGTAAAGACCTTATCCCTAAGTATGCTACTGGTACTGGGAAGAATGGTGTACTGAATGATACGTTTGGTATGGTCAATGACCAGTCGGGCGGTACATATCGTGAGCTTGTTCAGTTCCCTAATGGAAAAGCATTTATTCCTAAAGGTCGTAACGTAGTGTTGCCAATGCCTAAAGGTACAAAGGTAATGCCTGCAGGACAGACAAAAGAACTCATGGATATGAATGGAGTGCCACACTTCAAGAAAGGTGCGGGAGTATTCAATATCATTGATTACATCGCACATCCGTCAAAGCTGTTGCAATATGGACTTGATAAGTTCACATCTTTCCGTGATGCTGTAGAGCCGGGATTGTCTATTGCTAAACAGTCTATCAGTGCTGTTAAGGATATGGCTCTGAGCAAGGTTAAAAGCCTTGTGAGCGGATTCACAACTTCAAGCGGTGGTGGATATAGCACATCGGGAGTAGAACAGTGGAGAAATCTTGCTAAGACAGCGTTGTTGTTGACGAACCAGTACACAGAGTCCAACTTGAACGCATTACTTACTCAGATGAAACATGAGTCAGGCGGAAACGCTAGAGCTATCAACTTGTGGGATAGTAATGCTAAGAAGGGTATTCCTTCAAAAGGACTTATGCAGGTTATTGATCCTACATTCCGTAGCTATGCATTATCTCCGTATAACAAGGATATCTATGACCCACTATCCAATATGATCGCATCTATCAGATATACAGTATCTCGTTACGGAAGTCTGTATAAAGGATGGACAGCAAGAGGATACAAGGGTTATAAGAATGGCGGTATGCCAGTAAATGGGGAAGTATACATTGCGAATGAAAACGGATTCGGCTCTGAATATATTGGTCGCATGGGGAATAAACATGTTGTTGCTAATAACCAGCAGATTACAGATGGAATTAAACAGGCTGTCATTGAAGGAATGATGGAAGTCTATATGGCTACTCAGAGTAACGGAACAGACAGTAACGGCACGATTCCATACATCATTAATGCAGTTCTCAAGACAGAGGATAACGAAGTCTTGGCAAGGGCTGTTGAAAAAGGACAGGTAAGCAGAAATAGTCGGTTTAATCCGAGTCCTGCTTACTAGGAGGTAGAATATGCCGAACAATACGAATATGCTTGTTGTGGACGGGGTGAAAATAAAATCCCCGTCCTCTTTGTCGTGGGGAAAACAGGACATCTCAGCTTCGGATGCTGGGCGTACAGATGATACGATTATGCACAAGAATAAAGTCGGTGAGAAAAGAACTCTTGACCTTTCTTGGAGTGGAACAACACCGGCGGAAACAAGCGCAATCTTAAAGGCTTTTGCTCCTGAGTATGTTCAAGTAGCGTACTGGGATGCGGAAGATGGCAAAATTGAAACAAGAACATTTTACACTGGAGACAAGAAAGCTCCGGTAAAAATATGGACAGTAAATCAGAAGAGATACGAAAGTGTCTCTTTTAATATAATAGAGAGGTAATTTCTGTGAGAAACATTACATCGGCGTTTAAGGAACAATTGAATAATGATAATAGAAAATACCTTGAATGGATTGATATCACACTAAAAGATGGAACCGTACTTAACTTAAGAGAAAGTGACGTATGGGGATGTGGTTTGAAAGTGGAAGACGCTGTATCAGATTCTTCGGAGTTCAAAATTGGATCTGCCATCGTCAACAAAGCAACAGTCACTTTGAACAATATCTACGATGATTTTTCGAATTATGATTTCGAGGGCGCAACAGTTGTTTGCTATGTCGGATTAAGAATATCACCATCAGGTCTGGAATTTCCGAAAGACGTTCCGTGGCTTGATGTTAACGGGAATACTATATTGGATATTGATGGCAATGAAATATATATCAAATATGATGATGCAGAAATCGAAAGAATTCGTCTCTGCACTATGACAGTCGTTGATGCACCATACCAGAATAGTTCAATTCTTACATTGACTTGCCAAGATAACATGATGAAGTTCGACCGTGATTATTCAGAAAGTAAACTGAATTATCCGGCAACAAGGAGTGAAATCGTTAGAGATGCTTGTAATGTGTGTGGTGTTAGCCTACAGACTGTGACGTTTACAAATGATGATTATATTATTCAAGAGAGACCGGCCGATGAACAGCTTACATTCCGTCAAGTGATATCGTGGGCTGCTCAAATAGGCGGTCAGTGGTGTAGATGTGATTCTTACGGAAGATTATGCATTGCCTGGTACGATTTAGGGTCCTACGAAGCAGACACATTGCCGGACGGAAAGTATATCACAATCAAATCATATGACAGTCTTTCCGTCAATAACGAAGATGTCGTCATTACAGGCGTTAAGGTCACGGAATACTTGGAAGATGCGTCAGCCGACAAGCAAGCTACCTCTTATCAATACGGAACAGATGGCTACGTTATTGAAATAAAAGACAATAAATTGATCGTAGAGGGAACTGGAGAAGCAATCGCTACCATGATTGGAAAACGAATTGTTGGAATGAAGTTTAGGCCATTCTCTACATCGATGATGAATAATCCGGCCATTGAAGCCGGAGATATCTGTGTAATTTCCGACAGGAAAGGGAATACATACCGAAGCCTTATCACATCTTCCACGTTTCAAGTTGGGAACAAACAGAATGTGGAATGTGGTGCTAAGAGCGCTGCAAGGAATAGTTCGAAGCAATATAGTTTATCCTCTCAAACTATTGCGGAATACAGAAAATTATTACAAAAAGAGCGAAGCAGAAGAGAGGAAGCTGTCAAAAATCTTGCAGATAGAATCAGTAATTCTGCCGGATTATACACTACAGTAGAACAGAATCCCAGCGGTGGCTATACATACTATCTCCATAACAAAACTTCTCTTAAAGAATCTGATATTGTTTGGAAGATGACAGCAGAAGCATGGGGAGTTTCAACAGACGGCGGACAAACATGGAATGGCGGTATGACTGTTGATGGAGATACCGTTGTTCGGATTCTTGATGCTGTTGGAGTTAGAGCTAACTGGATTAACACAGGCGAATTTAAGGTTGCTGACGAAAAAGGCAATGAAGTATTCTATGTTAATTGCGATACTGGAAGTGTCCGCATCAAAGCTCAAGAATTTTCTCTTTCCGGCGTATCAATTGAAGAGATTGCCGCAAAAAAGGTAGATGATTTTGTAACTAACATTTACAAGACAGATATGGACGAGATTAAAAACTCTGTCCGGAACAAGATTGAAACATGGTATCAAGATAGTGATCCGTCTGTAAACTGGGGCGGAACTGTTGAAATGGCATGGTGCGATGTCAATGGCGAATCAATCCTTGACGTAAACGGAAATGAAATCATCTTGCTATACGAAGAGTCTAAGGCTGAACATGAAGGAGACTTGTGGAAAGACCTGTCTACGAACGATGAGTATATTTATCGTGGCGGTCAGTGGATGAAGATGCAAGTGCCGGACGAAGTTTTTGACGAGATTGATGGAAAGGCACAGATATTCATTAACACTCCTGTTCCGCCGTATCGTGTTGGTGACTTATGGTTTGATGCAGATACACAGGAGCTTCTCACTTGCGTGGAAAGCAGAGATAAAGGAAGCTGTGTAAAGTCCGACTGGCAGAAGAAAACCAAGTACACTGACGATAGCGGACTGAATACCTTCATTTCTGCGGTATACGATCCGAAGATTGCGGAATTACAGAGTCAGATTGATGGACAGATTGAGACATGGTTCTATGACCACGAACCTAGCTTACAGAACGAACCGGCTGTGAATTGGACAACCAACGAGCAGAGAAAAGACCACGAAGGTGATCTCTTCTTCTGGAAGTCCACTGGATATTCCTACCGATTCTTACAGGACGGAGCGGTTTGGAAGTGGCAGATCGTACAGGATACAGATATTTCCAAAGCACTGGCAGCAGCGGAGAAAGCACAGGATACAGCAGATCATAAACGTAGAGTCTTTGTAGTGACTCCACAGCCACCTTACGACATAGGTGACCTTTGGGTACAGGGTGATGATGGTGACATCATGCGTTGCTGTGTTGCAAGAAGTGAATCGGCTTCTTTCTCGGCATCAGACTGGGAAAAGGCATCAAAGTACACGGACGATACAAGAGCCAATGAGGTACAGAAAGAGCTGGAAACAGTCAATAAGGACTTGCAGAATCAGATTGATGGCAAGATTGAGACATACAATCAATCTGCTGATCCGGCAGCTTCATGGACATCAGCTGAACTGAAAGCAAAGCATACTGGCGACTTATGGTACAACTCAAAAACCGAAGAAACAATGCGTTGGAACGGTTCAGCGTGGTCAAAGTTAAGTGATGCGGATGCGAAAGCTGCAAAGAACCTTGCTGTCACAAAGAAACGTGTATTCAGCGTAACTCCTTATCCACCTTATGATACAGATGATTTATGGGTGCAAGGTACAAACGGTGACTTGATGCGATGCGTGACCTCACGTCAGAGCGGAGAGTATGTCGCATCTGATTGGGTCAAGGCTACCAAGTACACAGACGATTCCGCAATCAATAACTTTGTTAAGAATACTTATGCTGCCGACCTTGAGAATATCAAGAATCAGATTGATCAGAAGATAGAAACTTGGTTCCAACCTACTGACCCGTCACTTAATTGGACTGGAAAAGAAACACAGCCTCTTTGCGATATAAACGGGAATGAAATCTTAGATGTTAGTGGAAAAAATATCACAATCACTGTGGAAACCGAGAAAGCAACTCATGAGGGTGACTTGTGGAAGAATTCCAAAACTGGTGATGAATACATCTACAGAAGCGGAAATTGGGAAGAAATGCCAGTTCCAGACTCTGTATTCGATGAGATTGACGGTAAAGCGCAGATTTTCTCAACACAGCCAAAGCCACCGTATAGCGTGGATGATTTGTATTTCACTGGAAATGATATCCTTGTCTGCCTAAAGGACAGAGAAACTGGTGAGTATGTAGCAAGTGATTGGCAGAAGAAAGATAATTATACAGACGATTCTACAGTAACGGACTTCATCGAAAACATTTATGATCCGAAAATTGAAGATATCCAAAATCAGATTGATGGAAAGATTGATACGTACTATTACGATTATGAGCCTGCGAATTCAAACCATCCAGCATCTGAGTGGACTACAGCTTACGAAAGACAGAAGCATGTTGGTGACCTCTTCTTTTGGAAGAACAAAGGTTTCACTTACCGCTATATGAAAGTCGATACATCTTATCAGTGGGTGAGAGTGAAAGATGCAGACATCGTATCTGCGATGGAAACAGCATCAAAGGCTCAAGATACCGCAGACGGTAAGAGAAGAAACTTTATTACAACTCCTGTGCCACCTTATGACATCGGTGACCTTTGGACGCAAGGAAATACTGGTGACTTGATGAGATGTCAAACCGCAAGAACTAGTGGCAACTATGTTTCATCTGATTGGGTGAAAGCTACGAAGTATACTGATGATTCCGCGGTAGATAAGCTAAACAAATCTCTGACTTCCGAAGAAGTGTTTAACAGACTTACTGATAACGGGAAGAAACAAGGGATATATTTGCAAGGCGATCAGTTGTATATCAACTTCTCTTATGGCAAGGGCGGTACACTTACATTGGGAGGTGTAAACAATGAAAATGGCTCAATACAGATACTAGATGCCATAGGAGCGGAAGTTGGTAAATGGGATAAAGATGGACTGAACATCAAAAAAGGCTCGATTTATGGAAGCACGATATATTTAGATAAAGAAAAAGCGTCTGCGCTCATCGTTGGCCGTAACAATTCGAAAGAAATATTCACTATCGGAAGCATGGGGATGCATATTGATAATACTAATATGGGACTTCTCGCATCAGACAGTATGGTTGTTGACCTTATGGGCGGTTGGTTTCATGGTTTGAGAATGAAAGCATCTAATAATGGAAGGGGATACGGTTCTTCAATTTCCCCAGAATGCTTCTCTATTGGATGGGCTGAGGATTTACAAGGATGGTCTGATGCAATGTCAGAAGCGAAATCGTACACATTCAGCATTAGCGAGAACTCAACAGGTTGCCTTTCAATTAGAATTAATGGAAGTAGTTACATTAATGATTATGTAGATATAAGCCCAAGAGAAATAAAAACAACTGGAACTAAAAACCGTGTTGTTCCAACAGAGAATTATTCAAACAGACTTCAATATTGCTACGAAACAGCTTCGCCAATGTTTGGAGACATCGGTGAAGGAATTACTGATGAGAACGGTGAATGTATCGTTGAAATCGGAGATATCTTCACGGAAACCGTAACAACACGCATTGAGTACCAGGTATTCTTGCAGAAAGAAGGGGAAGGAGATTTGTGGATTGAAAAGAAGGAAGAGAATTACTTCATTGTGCACGGAACTCCGAATCTGAAATTTGCATGGGAACTGAAAGCAAAACAGAAAGATTACGAATATGTAAATCTTGAGGAAGATGTTGACAGGGAAGAAAAATTACCTGAAAGCCCTGAGAACATATTAAACGCGGAACTAGAAACCTTGATTAAGGAACAGGAGGAACTTTTAAATGAAACAGCTTAGTGGATTTTCAATTTTAAATGTAAATGGAATGGACAGAGCTACATTTACTTATGACGAGATTGACGAGAGCGGAAATCTTGTATCGCACAATAATAAGAAATCATTCTATATCGTTGATGCTGAACTCAAAACTCATGTAGATGCGATTAGAAAATTTATCACAGTAAACAAGGTTGACGAGGCGTAAGGGCATGAATAATGCTCTTACCCTTTTAATAAATGATTCAATAAAGGAGAATTAATCATGGAATGGACAAAGTACACAACTAAAGAAGCACTGAAAGACAATGATGAGTTAATGATTCTTGACACGGACGGTAAAGCAAACAAGCGTACACTGATGGACAAGATATGGGATTATGTTGTCGATAAGATGACTACGGCAGTTATCGCAAAGTTAGGAACAACTAACAAGACTTTGATCGGGGCAGTTAATGAATTAAATAGCAATAAACAAAATACTGCTATGCCAATTGAAAACACTTCTAATCTTTGTGAATATATGCTTTCAAACTGTGGCAGAACCGGAATATCTTTTTATGCGATACCAAGCACAATAAAAGTAGAAAATGGTTCTCCTGACGGAACTGGTGGTTTTGGAATTGCATACAAAAGTAAATCTGAAGATTATGGTATGATTATTATTTTTTCATATAATAAAGCTGTGTATATGAAAATTAAATCAAAAACATGGGATGATTGGAAGAAAGTAAAATTTATCGAATGATTGTTCTATATAAAATAGTTTCTAATATGTTTCGGCTTTTGCATTTTTTCAAACATACACTCCCTATTTCAT